ATATGCAACTAATGCTTCTATTGGATTAGCTGGATTTGCAAAAGCAGCAAATTATTTACCACTTACGGGAGGCCTAATAAATGGGGGTGTTGGAATTATAGGGGATTTTGCAGCAAACGGAACAATTATCAATTTCAATTCTGCCCCTCAAATAGTTACTTCCAATGTTGATATAACAGCTCATGGGACTACCCCAATTACAGATATGAATGGGATGAGCATAACATTTGTTCCTAAATCAACACAAGCATTTGTAATGTTTTCGGCTCCGTTCCATTCAAACATAACAGGTAGAGCATTTGATCTTTACATTTATGTAAATGGCATAAATGTAAGACATGCACATGCTGCAATATATCAGCAGGATATGAACGTTGCATTTCAACATATTATAACAAATCTGATCCCGGGTGTTTCTGTTTTAATTAAAATAAGATGGACCGGGGATACAGCTATTCATCAAAGTGATTCTGCATCTGATTCAGAAAGAATTTTAACAGTATTTGATCTATTCTAATAAAATAAAAAACTTAATATAATGGGAAATAATACAAATAGTTTCACTCAAACAGTAGTTGATTTAACAAGAAATGTTAATGTTGCTTTAGAATTAATGTCGGGTATGAATCATTCAATGACTACTGAAGATGATGCTGTGGTTCTTACTGTTGAAGGCCAGGATCCTATCTCGGGGGATTCTTCTACATATACTTATACAATGCCTTCTTATAGCTTTATTATAAACCAGTTAAATAGAATTACAAATACAGTTGATACATTTGTAAGTGGAAATGGTGTTGTTCTTCTTAAAGATGGAACATATAGACAGGTAACAACAATTCCGGTAGCAAAATCTCCAGATCCAGTAATTGCTTTAGCAGCTCCAACAAAATTTAAAGTAAGAGATAACTGGTTTTTTGAATCGATGATGTCTCCTCAACTTTTTGTAGAATTTGATCTTAAAGGAAAAATAGATGATCGTTCGGATAGAGCAGTTGTAAGAAGACTTATATTTGATAATTTTAATGATGAAGAAACTCAATGGTTCAAAGATAGTTTTATAGGACAGACATATAGTTATGAAGAAGCTACAAATATTCTTTCAATTAATGGAAAGAAATTCTGGGAAGATGAAGAAGTTCAAAATCTACCTCTTCAGCCAATGGAATATACTGGCGAATTTCTTATTACAAACAGAGCAGTTATTGAAAATGAGGAATGGTTTTATCTTGATACTCTTAATTTTGCATACACATCGGATCTAACAATCGTTAATGATCTTCAATTAAAAATAGGGGATCAATTAAGATTTAATGATAGTTTATATAAAATTGCAAAAATAAATGTAACAGAAAATCGAGTTCAACTTACTCCTCTTGTTGGTCTCGGTAAACCTTCTCTTAATAATTATTTTAATATTTATACAACTCCATTCCAGGAAAAATTTCTGCAAATTCCAGTCGGATACAATGAATGCAATATTATTTTTATTAAAGGGGTCAATGATGATTTTAATATTATAGCAGATTCTTGGGGTGAGTGTGTTAATTTCTACACAAATGATCTTATTCTTAGTGGAAGTACAATAGATTTTGCAACTTATTATTTTAATTATATAGCTGATTTCGGAGTTCAACTTGAAGGTCAAGCAAAGGAAAAATTCATACCTGCTTTCTTTGGGCAAACTCCTTCAACCCCAGTTATTACAACTGATATGTTTGCTGTTAAGCAAATTAATACACAGATGAATGCTGCATTAGATACAGATGCTATTAAAAACACACAAACACAGATTGAAAGTACTAAAACAATTATTAACAGTCTAAAGACTACCATTGCTCAACAGAAAGCTCAACTTGTTGAATTAACTGATTCTGCAAGTAGATCAGATTTAAATTCTAAGATTACTGCAAACATAAATGATCTATCAAAGAAAACTATTGAATATCAATCCTTAGTTCGATCTCTTGCAACTGTTGCTTATGAGAATAGTGCTGTTATGGCAGCTCCTAAATATCGTATTCGCGGATTCTTCCCAATACCGGATCCAGTAGGAATCCCTCTTCAGCAAATTATCCAATTTGAATATGCTTATCGTTATCTTAAATTAGATAATACTGGAATAACTTTGAATACGTATGAACATGCTGATCCAAGTACAGGTCAAATTGTTAGAGGGGTATTCACTGATTGGAATGTTATTCAGTCAGCAATTAAGCAAAAAGTATTTGATGCTTCAACACAAGCTTTTATTTGGCAAGAAGAAAATATTGCTGATGGAAATAAAAACAATATCAATCAAATTGATATTGCAATACAAAAAGGTGAAAAGGTTCAACTTAAAATTAGATCTATTTCTGAAGCTGGTTGGCCAAATAACCCTCTAAAATCTGATTGGTCCGAATCTGTAACTATTGAATTCCCTTCAAATCTTGAAGGATCAGATCAAATAGTTAATATTCTTTCTGATGCTGCAACTGAAGAAACAGCCATTAAATTAGATCAAACACTTAGTTCAGCTGGGGTTTATACTCACTTAGATGATAGTATTCCAAATCCAAATTCGGGATCGGGAACATATTTTAAACATCAAGCAGTTAATCTTGCTTTTGATCTTAAAATTAAAAAAATTGATGGAATTATAACTGTAGTTAATACAACAGATTTGCAAACACAACTAGAAAGATTGTCAGAATATACCTATGTAACTTTGACAAAACCTACAGCAGCAACCGATACAAATACATCAAAAACAGTTACTCTTCAGCAATTATTACAAGCAATGATCGATTCAAGTGCATTTGGTGCAGCAATTTATGATCTTTTACCTATAATATAAAAATATGAAGCAATTCAACAGTACAGCTATATTAACTTCTAAAAATCCAGAAGCATTTTTAAATTTTGTTCACGAAACAACCGATTATCTAATTATTCCGGAATGCTCTATTGGATTAAAAATACTTTACGTTAATGGGTTAGATGTGAATGCTTATTCAGCTTCTTTAGGATATGCTCTCCAACTTAATGCAGCTAATGATTTAGCTTCATTTAATATTTATACGAGTATAAACTCTTCTTTTGATGCTAACCTTGTATTTCATTTTTATGATTCTTTTTTAAATCCTGTTCCTTCTCAAGATGTTTCCATTTCAATTTGGAATAGACCATTTTTTGTTTCTTCAGGAGTAGTAAACACCTTTAATAATGAAGATATTCTTGTAGATGACGAAGCATCTTATTTGTTAATGAGAAGTAATCCTAAATTTACAGGAAATATTAAATTGCGTGTTAATGAAAAGAATGAACTATATTTAGACACTTTTAAAGTTTCTGATATTCTTTCAAATAAAAAATATCGTAAGCAAAAAGTTTCTGGAAATAGCGTTCTTTCAAGTGATATAAGAAATACATTCCAAACATTACCTTTAGGAGAACTTTATCGAGTCGATGTAGATAATACTCTTTTGATTGGAGTTCCTAAAACTGATTATAAGAATCAATATAATACAACTTATAATTACGGAGCATATCTTATTAAAGATGAATTATATACCGAGGATAATGCCCTATTAGCTCCCCTTTGGATTAATTCGAAATTACCAAATTATTTTGCTATATTCAGATTAGATGGAGTTTATAATCAAGAAACTTATGATGTATCCTCTTTAACTAATTTGGCATTTAAATATTTTGAGCAAAGTGATATAGTAAAAAGCTGGAGTTTACGTCCGGAAGCTCCTTTAGGAAAATATTTAAATACTCACTTAAAAGATCTTGTAAAGATTCAAGCTCCTGTATTTTTATCATTAACAGATCCTGATGCTTCTATAGCTGATTCCAATGACGATCCAAATACATGGTATGGAATAGCTGTTGATAAAGGCGTACTTACAGGAAGATCCGAAACTCCATATTTCTTTAATCAGAAAGCAAGCAACTTTACAGATTTAAATGCTTTCGTTTCCCAGGGATTTGAAAGACAATCATTATTAATTCCAAACATTATTAATCTTGAATATGTTTTTGATGATAATGATGTAAGCCTTTATTCTATGAAAAGATATTTCGGTCTTTACTTAACCGAAAATATTTTATATAATATTGCATATTATTCTGATTCATCGAGCGGTCCTATTCAAATTTTATCTCTTGATGGCAATGATAGTAGTGTTTTCATGCATTCTTCTATTTTTGATTCAAGCGGAAATATTCTTTCAGATTATGCAAATAGAATTTTTGTGTTAAATGATGAAGTCCAGTTAAAAAGATTTAAAAATGTAAATGAAATTAATGAAACTGTATTTAATGAATATGTAAGCAAACCTTATAAAAATTTATTTACTATTCCTGTTGAAAAAGTAAACATTAATCCTTTCATTACTTTAACTCTTAATAATACTCTCGAACAAGGAGAACATTTAAGAATTATAAATAAAACTCAAAACAAGATCTGGGAGATCTTTAGTGTTGATGCTTCTCAATTTAAGTGTGACAAATATTGTACAATTTCTGAAAATCCAGGTTATCCAACTGTTTATAGAACTTATTTTGACTTTAATGGAAATATTTCATATCAGATAAAACAAATTCAAGAAGCTTTTGATCTTTTTGGAGAATATGAAGGAGCTCAATTTAGAGCTGGGGTTAGAGGATCTAATTGGGTATCCCTTATCCTCAATGATGATGCAAGTACTACAGAAGAATGGGCATTCCAGAGAATTACATCTTCAACTTTAAATAATTTTGGTGATTCTTCTTCTGGATTTAATAATGCAGCATTCCCAGGAGATATTACATTTTTTGGAAGACTTACACCAAATTCGAGTGATTTTGAAATAATCCCTCCTAATTCTTCTTATGGCCCTATTGATTTTGAATTATATGGGGCTCGCCAATCCATTAAGATTAATTTATTTAATAGAGGGTCTAGAAATCTTTATAGCTTTGATTCCTCTGATAATATTTTACATAAATTTACAAATCCTACTTTATACCAGGGAATGGATATGTGGTATAGAAAAATTCAGGGTTTTAATATAACAACTCAATCATCTTCAGATAATTATCAATATGTCAAAGATCCTTATCATATTATTGATAGAGTTCTCGTTATGACAGATGTAGATATATTAACTCTTAAAGACCAGTGGAATGCTTCTAGCATTTATCCACTAAAAATCTCTTTAATGGGGGTTAATCCGGTCAAAGATATTGATTATACAGTTTATGATGCATCCTTAGGATTCCAAAGCGAATACTGGTATGCAAGAAATGATGATGTTAGTAGTTATTATATTGTTGTTGATGTCTGTTCAAATTATATTGTTGATATTCCAGGATCCTATGTTATTAAATCAGGAACAGGAATTATTGAAAAAGATAATTCTTCTCTTTCATATGGGCCTCTTACTTTATTTAATACTTTTAATTCAAGTATAAATTTAGTGGCTGCATCTCAAACTTTAGTAACTTATGCTATTTTAGATGGGTCTTTTAATTATAAATCTCTTAATAGTTCCACCAAAGAAGAAAATATTAACGATTATTATGCTTCTAATACTTTATTAAAATATGGGTTAACTATTCCTCAAGTTTCGAAATGGGTAGGCCTTGGAACCGATGTTCGAAATAATCCCCTTCGATTGATTTTAGATAGCTCTATTTTTGATGTTAGCACTAATTTTATTCCAACAAGTACGAGCTTTTCACAAGAAATCTCTTATTCTTCTTTCAAATATCTTGGAACTAGCGGAAGAGCATGGGAGAGTTATGTATTCTATGATATAAATGATGTAATCCCGGATGCAAGTTCTTTCATAACTCTCAAAGATGCTATGTTTAAGTATCCATATGTGGATTATTTTTCTAAGCTTTTATATTCTAATTATAATGTAGATGCTACAAAGACTCGTTCTTCAATAGTTTATTACAATGGATATAAAAATACTATTGATACAATTTTGCTAGGGTTAAATTTATCCCTTAAAATTGAAAATGTTGCAAAGAGTGTTTTAGACATAAAGAACTATGATAGATATAGATTTTCTTTCATGTCCACAACTTCTAGAAATAAAGATAACAAACGTCCTATTGAAGTTATTATCAATGAAAACACCAAAACAATCTTAATGATTTGGTACCAGGGAAATGACGAGCTTAATTACAATATGAGATATTCTTCATTTCTTCCAGGAAAAGCTTTATTAGACCCTTCTGATAATGGTTTTATTTCAGGAGCAAACCAAGAATTATTTTCCTTTGTTAAAACCCCATATTATGTAAATAATTCTACAATTCAGAAATCTATTTTAAAATTTTATGATACTCTTGCCACATATGATTCTTCAACAGCTCGACTATATGCTCAATTAAATAAGAATTTAAATGGATTTAATTCTGCTTGGAATGCTCCTGGAGCAAACACTATTACTGGCAGTGTATTTACTGTAAATGGTGATAGCTATAATACCTTTTCTCAATATGTAGATTATATTTATAACCAAAATGCTAATGCTTTTGGAGATTATGTAGAAAATTATGGATATAATTATAATAGCAATACCAACTGGTATGTAAACAATACTACAAATATTGACACATTAAAATATTTTCTTTCATCATCTTTTAATTATGTGATGTATTACATATTGCGTGGGGATGAGGTTTATAATAGCTATGATTTTGGAATACTTAATCCTATGACTATCACAATTAATCCTCCGAGAACATATAGAAATATGTATACTTACAATGGATGGTTTAAACCAAAATTTAATTCCATTCTAGATTTTAAATCAGATGAAAATGCAGAATTAATTAATGCAGCTGATAAAGATTTTATATTCAGCAATACTAATTTAAGATTATATAATAGCATTCCTCAATTATGGTATAATAAAGTTGTAACTGCTGTTTCTGCCAATGATATTAGTATAGGAAATGCTATTTCATATGTTTCTAATTTTAATGTCTTTAAAGCTCTGTGGGATGCAGATTATTATTTTAATTCGCAATTAGGCTCTTATATTGATGGCTATGAATCCCCAAATGAGCTTCCAGCTTTCTTTGGTTCAAAACTTGTAAAATTACCAGACCAATTAACTCTTGAAAATTGGGATATTACTACAGCATCTTTTTCAAAGACAGCTACCGAAATTACTTTGTCCTTTAATTTATCAAGGATAATTTTGAATATGTTTAAAAATAATTCTGCTTTTACAAGTAACTGGAATGGATTATCAAATGCAGATAATATCATAGATTCCTATATCAGGAATACCATCATAACTTACTATAATTTTAGTACTCCAAAGATTAGGGTAGATTTTTATTACAAACCATATATAACACAAACTCTATTCTATACTTATGATTCAAATTTTATTAATGACGGAAAACAGAATTTTAATGGTCAATTAGTATATGAAAATGATGAATACATTTATCGAATGGTTGTTCCTATTACAGGAAACTATTCTTATTTTGCAAAATTTACAATGACGGAGAAATAAAATATGAAATTTGAATATTCACCTGGTTTAATAGGATACGGGGCTAAAGGAGCTGATGGTTCTTCTGGCTTACAAGGATTGGCAATTTACTTTACCGATTACAATCCTCTTAGTGATAGAATTACACTCAAAAGTGCAATAGAAAATAATGAAGTACTCTGGTCCACTGCTATCCCGGGAACAAAACTTCCAGGTGAAAGAAAGTATGCTATTAATGATTTAACAGTTGATTCTAGAGGATTTGTTTATAGAATTACGGATTCGGTAAATGGTGATTATATCAATACCGGAATGTCCCTAAACAAATCATCGTTTTTCCAATTGGGTACAGAATCGGATAATGGCTTTTCAAGATATTTTAATAAACTAGATACTTCTTTAAGATATATTATTGATAATGTTTTTACAGATAGTTTAGGAATAAATTATATTTTATCCCCTTCGAAAATATATGGAATAGCTCCTAAGAATTTTGCAAGAATTGAATATTCAAATGTTGATGCATCTTATTATAATGCTTTTTCTCTTTATTCATCAGGAGAAAATGTAAATTCCGATGATCATAAATCGTTAGCAATTGTTGAAGAAATTGCTTCAAATAAATTTCATATAGGAAATATAGATAGCAGTAATTTATTTAGAGATGTAGATTTGATATTAGATGTTTCTTCTTTGAGATATACAAGAGAAATCGGAAATCAATTTAATAAAAATACAATAGTTGGAACTGTTTTAACAAATGCTGAAAAAAATCCAAATACTTTATTTGATAATAGTTTTACATCTTTGCCTGCATCTTTTTCATGTATATCCGCTCCTACCCATGTAACTATTAATTGGGTACTATCTGATTTTTGCTCAGATCCATGCTCAGGTATACTTTATTTTTATAAAAAAGAGGATGCTTCGGGAAATTATACAATGGATCCTTCGATGCTAAGGCCTTTAGTATTTCATAATGTTGACCCCGTTGGAAATATAACCATAAGCGCTTTAACACTAAATCAGACTTATGAATATTTCATGAGTGTTTGCAAAAATGGATGGGAAAGAAATTCAAAAATTCAGCCGATTGCCACTACTGATACTCTCGGCTTTTTTACTATTATTAATCCGGCTCCCCCAGCATTAATTCTTCCGGCAATTTCTTCTAAAAATGCAATATCTATTACAACAAATTCTTTTACTGGATGGACTCTTGCAGTTGATAAAAATTGGATTTCTGCTCTTCAAAAAGATACGACAATTCCAATTACCGGAAATCCTGTTGCAGGACCTTATATTTTTGATGTAAGTCTTTCAGCATATAATGGATATACTCAGAGAACTGGAACTCTTACATTTAATTCAGAAGCAGGTATAAAAACAATTGGGATTACACAAAATAGAAGATTGCCAATGTCGCATTCGGTTTATATGAGTTCCTATATTAATACTGTCTCCGATGCTAGGAGTCGAATTGTATTTGATCCTCCTTTAACTACAGGACAATCAGTAACGATTAATGCGTATATACATGCTAAATCTAGAGCAAGAGGGGGAAGTCATACTGCGGATACTCATACTCAAATTTCAGTTTATAAAAATGGTATTTCAGTTGCAAATACATTAGCATATGCTCATTCAGCTACCAATACTAATCATTGTGAAACACAAGAACTATATTTTACTCTTGCTGGTATTACAAGTGCTGATATTATAGAAGTAAGACAAGGTCCTGCATTTGATTGTGTATATTGGACATCTGGAACAAATGGATGGGAAGAGGGGGCTGCTTATATAGAACTAAATAGTGTAACTGATGGATATGATACATTTAATATCGACTCAACAAGAAAAATCTGGAATGTCACTAGAATATCTTGTAATTGTGGAACAAACTGTAATTTTGTTTCCTGGATTGATTTAATTCCTACCGCACTTCCGACATGTACTTAAAATTAAATATATAAATAGAATATGACCGATAAATTTAAATATGCTCCAGGTATGCCAGGTTTTGGCACAAAAGGTTCCGATGGTTCCACCGGTAACCAGGGGCTTGCTATGTATTTTACTGATCTAGATCCAGTTACTGAAATAATTTTATTAAATACAAAAATAGAAAATGATTGGGTTCTTTGGGAAGGATCATCAACTTCATTACCAGATGGTAGACCTTATACTACTGGAGATTTATTTTTTGATAGTAATGGAAAAGCATATGAAATAAATGCTGAGACAAATACATTTTCAAGTATAGGGGGTAATTTAAATATGGGGGGATTTTTTGTTCCTCTTGGAATAAATGCAGATAATGGATTTCAGAGATATTTTAATAGTAATAGTTCTCCTAAATATATTATAGATAATATTTATACAGAGGTCGGAGCCATTAATTATACAGGATCCCCATTAACTATTTATGGCATAACCTCAGAAAATTTTGCTAGAATAGAATTTAGTAATGTGGTTTTAGGCCAATATAATCCATTTACCGTTTATTCTTCTGGCGTAACTGGAGGAATAGACGATGCTTCAGCTATAGCTATTGTTAGAGATGTATCTCTCAATTTATTTAGAATTGGAAATCTTGATGATGCAGGTAATTTAAGAAATGTTAACTTAGTATTTGACGTTTCTTCATTAATCCACACAAAACAACCAGGAAATTATTTTAACCCAAGTACTGCTCAAGGTTCAATATTAACTAATTATGAAATAGCTGCAAATTCGCTTTTTGATCCTAATTTTAATAGTAATCCTGCCAGCTTTATAGGAGTTATGGGAACGACCGATATATCAATAAGTTGGAATTTATTAGATTTTACAAATGATTCATTAGTAACAGGGGATTTATATTTTTATGAAGATTTATTTCCTGTTTATAATGGGAGTACATTTAGAATTGATTCATCTGCAGCAAGACCATTAATTTTTTCTCATTTAGATTCTTCTAGTTCAATTCATATAATTGGGGTATCTCCTATAAAAGCTTATGGATGTTACATGAAGTTAACCAAAAATGGATGGACTAGAAATTCGGCTAGCAAAAATTTATTTGCATCAAGCTTAGCTGTTACCCCTTTGAGCTATTCTGATGTATCAGCTGCTGAAACTTCTATAGGTTTTAATGTTATTACTAATATTGGCTGGGATGTTTCTCTTTATAATAACCCAGGAAATTTTATGTCTATTTGGCAAGGTATTTGCCCAAGTGGAGGTAATCTATCACATCCTTATGACGGATCTGTTTATATTCATCTTGCTTCCAATGCTTTATCTACGGTTTCAAGAACAGGTTATGTAAAAATCCTGAATCTCTTGGGGGGGACATTTCAGAATGTTTCTATACAGCAAAAATGGGGAATTCAACCTCAAACATTGCCAACTCTGATTTCTAGTTTTTACGCTATCCCTAGACAGAGTCCTACTATCCCATATCCAGGACAATCTGGAATACGATACATAACTGATTCAGGTAAATCCAATTATGTGTGGACTATAACTCCTGATAGCGGAATGACTGTAGCTATTACAAGTGGTGGATTAACAACAGATAGTTCTATTACCGTAACTTGGGGAACCCCTGGGGGTGCAGAAGGAACAGGATCAGTAACTGTTCATTATACTGATGGGGGAGGAATTTCTAGTAATAAAACTTTACCAGTTTCTATAGAACATTTTACAATAGTAGAAGATACAAATGGAGCTTCTTATAAATATTATAATGCTACTACAGGTGCAGCATGTCAGGGAAATAATACTTTATCTGTATATATAAATCCCGGAAATACTTGGCATGCTAATGTAGTGGGTTCTAATAGTGCAAAAGTATTTTTATCTGCATATGATCATACTGACACGAGATATCCTAGTGTATCGGGGGAAACAAGCAATAGTTTCTTATCGGTTAATATAGATCCTCCTACTACATCTGGTAGTAGTTCGGATATTAAAATTTATTCGAAGCATTCTTTATCCCCAGAAATATCAATTGTTGCATTATCATCTTGCCCAATATAATTATTAATACTAATATAAAATGGAAACAATTAAAAAAATTTTTAAAGTAATCTGGACATTTATTAATTCCAAATTTTTCGGATATGCTGTTGTTTTGGTACTGGTTCTTTTTATTGCACAAACGTGTCATAATTTAAGTAAAGCAAAACAGAAGGTGACTAATTCAGAGCAAAATATTATAGCTTTAACCGATACCATTCACAAAGAAAAACTCAAAACTGGAGAACTACAATTTAGCATTGCTGGATATATTGCTAGTGTTAAGGATCTCAAAAATGTAAATAAAAGTCTTTATGATGAAGTAGAAAAGCAAAAAGGAACAGTGATAAATCTTAATCGTCTTACAATACTTTTACAACAGGATAAAGAAGATCTTAGTCATTTTATTGACTCATTAAAAATGATTATTAATCAGCCAATGAAAGTTAATGATACAACCTATATTGTTCCTTGGACACTTCCATTCACTTATGATTCAACTAATTTTGATATTTGGAGTGGGCAAACAAAAATAGGATTAACATTATCAAAAACATCGCTTAAAACTTATACATTAAGAACCATTGGTAATACTATAGAACTTCCTAGATTTGATTTTTCTCAGATAGCAGTTACTAATTTAGGATCTGAAATGATTTCTAGAAAAACCCAAATAGAATTAGTTTATGGCCAGAAATATGTAAATGGAAAATTGATAGTATTTGCTAATAGTAAATATCCTGGATTTAGCGTTCTAAATTTAGAAGGATGGACAGTTCCTGATCCCCCTAAAAAACATTGGTTTACAGGATTTAATGTAAGTTTGGGAATAATGCCAAGTTATGATTTTCTTTTGGCTAAACCTACAATTGTAGTAGGTCCTTGCATTGGGTACTCAATCTATCAGTGGTAAAATAAATATAAATAATGGCTACAAATCTCAGTAAATATATCCAATTAAATGATTTTCTCTTATTAGAATACGAATTCGATAAGAGCGGGATCGATACCTCCCTTGGTTCCATTGGGATTTCCTCAGTGGTAGCAACAAATCTTTTTGGATCTTTACAATATTTCAATATCGGAGGGCAGGGTGTTACTAATAATGATCTTAATCTGAATTCTGTTCCAACTAATGCAGCAAGATCATCGTGGTATTTTTCTTATGATACTTCTAACTATGGCTCACATTTTGACAGTTCTATCGCTATTTCTATTTCTGAATACCCTTTAGATACAATTCGAGTTCATATTGTTTCAGGATATAATTTTGATGACATTACAGGATTCTTATTACAGGTTAAAGCACAAGATATATCCAGTAATTTAGTTGACCTTGCTAATTTTACATGGGCAAAACAAATTCAGGGAAGTAATGATGTTTTAAAATTTAGCCCTAATACTCTTCTTTTAGGAAATAGATTCTATGATAAGTATGTAGAATTTAAAGTACCCTCTGTTCAAAATTTAGGAGGGGATACAGGGACTTCATTAGGTCAAGCTTTAAATATAAAAACATTATCGGATATTTTCTTGACTTATAGTACTATTCCGGAAATGGATGTAGACACTTATATTATTTCAGAAGCTATTTCTCTTCAACTTCCTGTTTCAAGTCCAGCAGATGATTTTAATTGCTTAATAGCTGAATCAACTGGAGGAGATTATATTGAATTTTATGCAACATTTAGGGATCTTATTATTGGAGAAAATATCGGAGAAATAGAAAGCGGTCGAATTCCTCTTTATACTTCAAGTAATCCAAATGATAATTATCAGGATTTCGATAATCAATATGGAGCAAGAACAGCTAAATGGGTTCTTATGCATGAACTTTATGTTTATGAGCATATCGGCTTAACTACCTCATTGCTAACTCAAAAATATGTTTTTACACAAGAAGATAATTTTATGCTTCCTAATACATTTAGACCTGTTCTAAAAAATGCTGATATAGATTCATCATATACAATTCAATATGTTTGTAGATTAATGAATAGAATGGATGGAACGCAAATTATTCGAAAAGCCTCTTTTGCTTCTCAAAATCCTAAAAAATATGGGTTATATTTTACAAGAATAAATGTTGATAATTATATTCCTTATAAAGTATTTAATAGATTAGCTGCTGAAGCAAGTCCTAATATTGGAGGAGCTGGGGCTCAAAGAACTAAATTTGTAAAAGTTTATTATGATTCTGTTGATGTTATGCTTAATATGAATAATGAAGTTCTTCCTCAAGGAACAGGGCCTTTATTCTTAAAACAATCTGATGGGGCTTACTTATTTAAATTTAATAAAGTAAATACGGATTCTGGTAATCAATCAACAAATGTAGATTTATCTGGTGCTTATAATTATGCTATTGTATTTGTTCTTGATGATTTAACCAAGATTGAAATAAGCCCTACTTTTTCTGCAAATATGAATACTACTTTAGGACAGATTGAATTTAAAATTTTAGAATCCCAAGCTCAAAAGCTTCTTATTCAAAAGGGCAATTCATATTCTATAGTAGTAAAAAATCCAGATGGAACTCAATATACGTTTTATGAAGGGATTTATTACTCATATAAGAATTTTAATCAAGTTGTAACTCAATTTCAGAGTTTATTCGATGTAACCTCGCTTAATACTCAGATAGCAGCTCTTCAGACAGAAAATAAGATTTTATCAGATCGAATAAGTGCTTTAAAAATTAAATAATATGGGAAATAGTTTTTCTGGAATTTATAAAATACAATCCAAAATTAAACCAGAAAGAATTTATATCGGAAGTGCTGTTAATTTTAAAAATAGATGTTCTGTTCATATTATATGTTTGAGAAAAAATAAACATAATAAAAAACTGCAATCCCATTATAATGAATTTGGTGAAAATGATTTAGAATTTTCTATATTACTAAAATGTGATCCAAAGAAATTAATAAAAAATGAACAAAATTTTATAAATGAATACAAACCATATTTTAATATATCTAAAAAAGCCGGGAGCACATTAGGTATAAATTATTCTGATGAAGTTAAATTAAAAATGAGTAAAGCACAAAAAGGGTTAAAACATCCTTGGAGAAAAAATCTTACAGAAGAAAGCAAATTAAAAATCAGTAATTCATTAAAAGGACATAAGGTATCTGAAGAAACTAGAAATAAATTAAGCAAAGCTAAGATTGGAAAACCTAGATCAGAAGAAACAAAAAGAAAAATAAGTCAAGCTACTACAGGGGAAAATAACCCAATGTATGGAAAAACCAAATTTAAATTATTCCAAAATCTTAGAAGCTAACTAAAAACAGAAAACCTCTTAGAATTAGGAGGTTTCTTGTGCAATATAGTTTGAAAGAGATTAGAGAGGATGTTTTTCTTAGACAATGGTTTATATAATAGGGAGATTAAAATTGAGCAGCAAGCTCCTTATGAGTTTCTGCAAGGTGTTAGAAGAGTCCTTTGATGGTATTAAAAAGCCAACTAAGGATAGGCCATTTTACAAGAACAAAAATCAGTGCTCCTGTGAAAAAAGCACGAGTTAAAACCCATTTTAAAGAAAGAGTATCAAAAGCAAATCTATAGATAACTCCATAAACTAAAGTTGGGGTTCCTTCATCATCATAAAACTGATTAAACTCAGGAACAATAGATCCTGCAAACCCTAAATCTGAATCAAGATATTGGTGAAGAGGAGCAAGAATTTCCATTAACCGGAGTCGTTTAATATTTTCAGGTAAAACAGAATCTTCCATAGGAAGAGATACTGGAACATAAAGAACATAAAAGAAATTAAAATCCAATCCAAATTTATTAAACTTGGATTGAGGATTATAAGCTTCAGCTTGAATAGTCTTTATCCAACTTCTATAATTAGATATATCTCTAATAACCCCAAGCACTGGAAATTTTTTCCAGAGAGGGGTTTTCATTTTTCTAATATTCTTCTTCTTCATCATAATAGGCTTCAATAAGATCCGGATGTTTTTCTCTCAACATTTCAGCTACATCTTTTCTTGCTTTTCTAAGACGAGTCTTAACTGTATTAAGATTCCAACCTAAATCTGCGGCAATATCCTGGAGTCTTTTGTTATTTATTTCTCTTTCTAAAATAACTGTTCTATAAGGTTCCTCGAGTTTTTCAATTTCCTCAAGAGTTTTTTCATAAAGAGCTAAAGTTAATTTTTCTCCGGATGGACCAATAACTTCAATATTGATCGAGGTTAAAGGAGTATAAACTTTAAGAAGTTTTGAATGATTTTCTGAAAGTTTATCTCTTGAAAGAGTTTTGCTTTTTAGCCTTAGCTGACCTAAAGCTTCATTCTTAGCAATAGCATATACCCAAGTACTAAAATTATAGTCCTTGTTGTATTGATCTATTTTTTCCCAAACAGCAATAAATGTTTTCGATACAATTTCTCTTGCGAGATCTATATCATGAACATAATTATAAGTAAAAGAAATAAGACCTGGTTTAAGCCTCTTAATAAGATCTGAAAATGTTTTATTATCCTTTTTGTCTAAAAAATCAATCGCAAGCGATTGAATCGAAATGATTTCTCTATGCATACGAATACAACAATTTTATTATTAGTTAAAAAAGATGTTGAGGATTTTACTCCTCAACAATTTGTTCAACGTATGAATTAATATTCTGGAGAATTCCCGCAACCTGCTGGTATGGGAAATTTCCTAATACGTTTACGATTTGTTGGAATGTGTTGTGGTCAACAACATCTACCTGAATTGCATTCATAATACCTGCAATTTGGTTAAAAGGATAAGTGCCAATAGCTTTTAAAACAGCTGCTTTAAATTCTGGTTTTAAACGATATGTAGGAACATAGGCATTTGTTTCTACTACTTGTGCTGCATCAACTTTTGGACCTTCGGTTTTTGGAACTTCTGCGATTTCCTGTGGTTTTTGATCTTCCATAATTTTATAAGAATTTATTAATTTATTTTTATATATCCGAGCTTCTTTCAATATACTCATAAAAGCTCGTTAATTTTTCTCAAAAAAGTTAACTTAATGTTAAACCTTTACAAAACCATCTTTTTCATACATTTCTATTTGTCTTTCAAAATCCGGTTTGATGATCATACATTCATATGCGAGTACCCCTGTCTTAGTTTTAAAACGAACAATATTTATCATCCAATCATCTTTTGGATCTTCTAAAAGGAACCAAACTGAAAATGGTGAACGAGGTTTTTCCATCTTAATTAATGGAGTATACTTTGAATACAAAGAAATATTTTCTACTTTTTTTTCTTTTTTTTCCATTTTATTTATCTATATAGCCGCCATCTTTCCATGCGGCTATTTTTTCATCAAGAGTACTAAAATCAAAATCCGGATTTTCATCTCCAAATAAAGTATAATCTAGAAGGGGTTTTACATGCATTTTAAATAGATCTTTCGGAGGAATAACTAAATATTTATCTTTCTGAGCAATGGTACAGGGAATAATTTTACTATTAACCCCTGCCATAATATCTAAATAATTTTGTCTTACTCTTTCCTGAAATTCAAAATCTGCTTCGTGAATATCTTGTTTTCCATTGAGATAGTCTCTATCTGATCCTTCTCTTTTGGTTTCTAACCTTTCCTTTGTAATTTTTATAGGGACATCAAAGAATATATTTAAATCGGGATAAGGAAGATTTAAGAAATCAAATTCAAAATTCAAAATCCACGTTCTAATATCATCAGTTTCTTTTGACGCTAATGGATATTTAGCTGCTTGATAAGCAATATTTGAAAAAACATATCTATCTAAAAGAACAACGTCAACAGTTTTTAATGCTTCTTTAAGAATTGGGAGAAACATAAAACGATCCATAGCATAAATATTTGCCACAAAATAAGGAGAAACTTTATCTATACCTCCGAATTCGCCACGTAAAAATCTAGCAATAATATCACTAAATTCATTATGACCATACATCGGAAAATGAAAGAAGGAAAAAGATAATTTATGATTTTTAAAATATTTTTTGACAAGTTCTACTTGGGTACTTTTTCCTGCACCATCACAGCCTTCAATAGATATTAATTTACTCATTATCAATTAAATAAGATTATCAAATTTTTCTTTATATCTTTCAGTAAATTGAATACTTTTATTATCAATTAATCTTTTTATGTCGGAATATAATAAAAGTTTTGGGGAACAGGTTAATTTATAAATTAATCCTTTATTATTACAAAAAAGTATTGCTGCTTCTTTTTTTAATTGAACTATTTTTGATCGGAATCTTCTAAATCTAAACTTAATGTTTCTTTCCAACATTCACGCCACCTTGCGAATTCAAGCCAACGTGTTTCCCCAGCTATTGTAACAGGAACAAACAGAAATCTTTTGTGTTCGATATACCAGGTTCCTGTTGCTTCATCTTTATATTTTTTATCATGCCACGCATATTTATAATACCTTAAATAAAAATCCAAAGATTGAAATAAGAAGTATAATTCCCCCAGCAGGTCCTGCGTTTTTTATATTATCTTCCATATTTGTTCATTTATTTTTGCCTCTTATTTAAAAAATTTTAATCTTGAGATAAGAGAAAACATTTGATTTACAAAAAGACCAACCCCAAAAATTCCTAAAATATTCCAATCTTTAGAAAGTAAAGTCATTAAACCAAGTCCATATAAGAGAGACATGATAGTTATTTCTCCAAAACTTAATAAAGATGATAAAAACATATAACGCATTGAAGGAAATTTCGGAACTTCATAAAGTTGTTCTTGATTCATCACAAGAATCCCGGTAAGAGGATTTTGATTCTCAATAATTGGTTTAGGTATTTCTTTCCCCGCCTTTACCGCATTTAATCTATCTGCTAAAGATCTATTTTTAATCATTTTTATATTAATTCTGCAACATATCTTGCATCTGAATATCCTTCAGTTCTAACTAGAAAAGTAACCCCATCATCTTCTTCAACATTTGCAATAAAGAATTTTTTAAATGGAAAATCTTCTCCATAATCATCTAAGAAATCCTCATAAGTCTCAAAATTTACAACGGGAAGAAGAGATAAAATAGTTTCAAGCTGAGAATCTACTTGTATTTTTTTAGAATAATATAAATCATCCAACCCAGGTTTTCTTGTAAAAGGAAGGCTGCTAAGATAAGCTAAAGCCTCTGGTTCAAGATCCTGTGTTCCTTCTTGAACTATTTCTAGACCTTCGTTAACTTTTTTTTTAAAAGGTTTAAAGCCACCTTTCTTTTCTTCTTCCCCCTTTTTTTCTTCGTGTTCTTCGTGCTCTTCTTTTTTGTGTACTTTATGCTCTTCGTGTTCTTCTTTCTTGTGTACTTTATCTTCTTCTTTATGCACTTTATGTTCTTCGTGCTCGTGTTCTTCGTGCTCTTCTTTTTCTTCAGTTTCTGCAGCTTTTACCACTACACCTTTTGGCTCTTTTTTTGCAGATTTTTCTCCCGAAGTTTTTGATGCATCCTGTCCTTCTTCTTTTTTTATACCACCTTCGGTATCTGAAGTTTTAACATCTCCAAACATACCTGGTTTAAAGTCTTTAACACTTTTAAGATTAGTCTGAAGGTCATAGCCAGGTTCAAATTTTTGACCACCCATTTTCATTTCAACTTTGACCTCGGTTTTACCTTTTTGAAATTCTTTTTTCAGCCAATTAAAGGTTTTCTTGTTTTCTTCAGGCATAATAATTCCTTCAGCAGGAACCTTAGAATTAACTTCCTTTTCTTCAGTAAGACGTTCTAGATAATCATCAAGTTTAAAAGATCCAGCTTTCATATAGTGTAGTTTTATTTTATATATCTTTAATTAAAAAAATATTCTTTAAAAAATTTTGAGTTCAATTTGATTCTTTGCTGCTGCCATAGGATCTACAATTCTAGTTATTTTTGGTTTCGATGGAAAAGAATATCGATTTATATGTTCAATCACTACATCAAAAAGAGTTTCAAAAGAACTATAAGGAATTTTTTCGGATTTATTTCTAACTGTAATAATATTATTTTCTTTATCTATTGATACAACAAATTGAGGTCTTAAAATTACATTATTAATAAGATTCTGATGCATATCATAGTCTCTTTCTCCTGGTTTTCTTTTTGGGAACAGGTCAATAAGTATTTGTTTAATATAATTCTGACCAATTCCCATAGAATGTTTAGGGTCTTGTCCTCTTTCAAAATTTAATATTTCATATATTTTTAGAGCTTTCACGAATTTATATAAATATTTAGGGTATTATAAGTAGGATTATCCCAATGATAGGATTCGGTGTCATTATTTCTATTTATATTTGATACTAATTGTTCAAAAAAGAAAACATTAGTTAATGATTGGGGTAAAGTTATAACAATTCTTCCATCTCCGGGGGTATTTTCATGTTTCTTTTCAAATCTAACTTTAGTAGTAGGCTCCATAATAATTTTAACCATGTATTTAAATTCAATTTTTTTATCCTCATCTGATGGATAAGTTGCCGGGTCAGCCATCATGGAGATAAGTTTTTTCTTTTCCCTAGCTTGCCCAATTTCCATAGCTTGTTTAGGATCCTGACCTCTTTCAAAGTCCATTTTTTCATATATTTTTATAGCTTTCATTTGCAAGAGGTTATTTTCTTAAATTCATCTAAACTAATATTTTCGTATTCCGAATCTTCAATATCATCAAATAAAATAATTCCTAATTCTTCTACATTTGTAAAATAAAGAGTATATGTTTCTTTAAAGGTCGGGGTTTTCTTATGAGTTTTTGTTGAAAAAATTATAAATTTAGGTTCGGGCTTATCCCAATCTATCTCTGAAACATCTTTAAAAATTGGGCACATTTTAGCTAATTGATGCATTTTTTTAAAGAGGTTTATTTTCGGAGCATCTGTTCTATAAGATCCAATATCTATGCTATCTTTAGGATCTAATCCTCGCTCAAAATTTATTGATTCTTTTAGATATATTTTATCTAAATATCCTTTAATTATATCTACATAAGTCATAAAAGCCCCGCCTTCTAGTATTAAAGTGAATAAGTTTCCTATAACCGATCTTGTACTATTAATTCCTTCTTTAAATGGATATTTTTTAATCTCTTCCGTAATAGTGTCTTCAAGTTCTTTTTCGGCGTCTTCTATTTCTTTAGTTTCGTGTTTGAATTTTTGGAAAGTATCAGATTTAGCATTATCATACTGATCGAGAATATAGCTATTATATTCTGATAGAGAACGAAACCCAACTTTTTTAACAGCTATTGTAATTTTTTTTATAATCGGCTTTGTTTTTTCCTCAATATCATCGATAATATGAATGGCTAATTCTTCAGCAGTCATATCCCATTTCCATTTTCTCCCGACTCGTATAGAATCTTTAGGATCTATTCCTCTTTCAAAATTTACTGATTCTTTTATATAGGCTGGATCTAGTTTTTGCTTAATCATCTCTACATAAGTTTTGTGAGGACCTCCCTCAAGCTCTAAAGTAAAGAGATCCCCAATTAAATTCTTTTTAGCTTTTTCATCTCTGATTGGAAAATTTTCTACTTCAGATGCTATAGTTTCTTCTAATTCTTGTTCAGCATCGTCGATTTCTTTAGAGACAAAAGGAAACTTATCATCTTCGTCAAAGCGTAGATAAACATATTCTTGATATGTTTCTATATCTTTATACCCGGCTTTTTTGACAGCATCTTCTATTTTATTTAATATAGGCCTTACCTTATCACTTACAGTATCTAAAATATGGTTTGCTAATTCTTCAGCAGTCATATTCCAAATATGTTTTCGACCAATTCTTATTGAATCTTTTGGATCTATTCCTCGCTCGAAATTTTGGGATTCATTAAAATGATCAATTCCATTGATCTTTGCATAAAATTTATCAAAATGTTTTTTTGTAGGAATTAAATCCAGCGGAAAATCTTTTTCTTCTTCATCACAATGATAGCCCCATTCGGAAACTTTATATCCTCCATCTCTTTTAAGAGAAAATGCTCGATAAATTTTATTATTTTTAGGATCCTTAAACCACCAATAATAATCCCATCGAGGTATTTTTGAAAGATAAAGAACTCCTGAAATCATTTTATCCATGGCTCTTTTTCCAAGACGACCGATTTCCATAGAATCCTTGGGATCTATTCCTCTCTCAAATTTAATATTTTCTACAAGTTTAGCTCTCACCTTTTATATATTTGATTTTTTAAGAATGAAAATTTTACTGTAAAAAATTTCAAACAAAATAGTAAATGAACAATAGAAAATAAGAAAATCAGTCCACCAATTAATTAATGGATGATAAAAAACAAGAGCAAACATAATGCAAATTAACATCAGAAATTTGCAGAAATGCCAAAAATCCGTAGTCCAGACTAAAACTGTACTAGATCCCCAAAATTTTTCTCCAGACCATACCCCATCAATATATTTCCATTTATTCTGGGAGCTGATAGCAGGATTTATCCATTGCTGATTTTTCCAACTAGAAAAAATCGAAGCATTAAATTTAAATCTTAGAACATCCATGCAAGCATTAAAGATACCTGCAATGATAAGAAGAATAGCAGAGATCATTTTTCTTTTTTGGTTAAGTCCCTAATTGTATTAACTATTCCTGCAATAATAAAAGTTAAAATAGTTAAAATTAGATATGCTGCAAATGTTAATCCCACTATATTAAAAATATCTGTAAGAATAGGGGAATGTGTATTTCTAACTATTAATGCTGAGATTATTATCAAAGCAAATGATACAAGAATTTTTATTAGTCCATTTTTTTGAAACCAATTTTTTAAAAATTCAATTATTTTTTTCATGGGATTCTTTTCTTTATTTATCCCACAAAAAAAGCTCGCATTGAGGCTGCGGGCAAATCTTATTTTATACCATGTTTTTTCTTATACATTCCATTAAGAGGCCCAGCAACTAAACTTCCGTTATTTTTCATTCCATTATTTTGACTCCTTTTTTGTCTTGTCTCTAAAGAATGAATCATTCCAAGATTTTTTGATTGGCCCATTTCACTTTTACTAATTTTTATTTTGGATTCTGCTGAATGAAATTTTCCCTTCATTGGGGATCTTCGGCCTTTTGGGGAACCCCCCTTACCTCCAGGATTTATATTATAGCAAAGTGGATTTTTCAATATTTCTTTAGTAATAAATTTAAATTCGAATTCTAATGCTTTCTTAAAATCTTCAAGTTCATGCAAAATTTCTTTTTTAAAATTTTCTCTTCCATATTTTTTAATAGCTCTTAGAATCATTTTTCCCGAGCCAAGATATTTATCATTTAAACTATTTGACGCATGAACTCCATAATAAAATTTTTCATTTATTAAATTGGTGGTTTTATAAAAATAGTTAAATTTTTTCATAAAAAAAGCTGGCACTTAGGCTGCCAGCAAGTCTCCTGAGAAATAGTGCTTCTTAAGCAGCCATTTTCATTTCTAAACTATTTTCGCCGTTTATTGCGTTTATTGGAATAATCATCATTTCCCTCAACGTGAAGTCAAAGCTAAGTCATCCCCAAAAAACCGTACTAACGCGACGGATTAGCGAATCTTAAGGCAATTGTGGAGATGCTGGGTTCTGCCCCCAGGTGTTTCACGCCTACTCTATAATTAGCTCTTTCGAGCACTCCCAATATCTTTTTCCTATTTTAACTTCTTTTTATTATTTATTCTTCATCAAAGTAGTATCTTCAGGACTTACTGCTTTAGTTTTAGGTCCTTTTGAAATCATGTAAATAAGTACTCCAATAACTAAGAGATCAATCAAAAAACCTATTCCTCGAACAGAATTTTCATCTCCTCCATTAGCTCCAACTAGAAAACCAATTGAAACCCCAGTAATTAATCCTATACCCATAGGAAGTAAAGATGACCATTTCCAGCCTTTTCTCCAAGCAAAAATAGTTAAAAGAATTTCAGCAATCCACATTTTTTAAAGAATTAGAAAGACAAATATACGAAATATACTTTAATTATATGTCTAGAGAATGTTAAGGTTTTGTTAAAAATTATCTTAAATAAGAAAGAGTTAAACTATCGAGATAGACTTTAATCTCATTTAATCTATCAAGTTCTTTTTGCTTAGCAATAATACGAGCTTTTAAGCTTAAACCAAAAAGTCTTTTAGCAAACCATTTGATTATTTGATTAACATTTGTTGTTGGTTCAATAATAATATCTCCATCCGAATCTGCAATTGAAAAACCATAATAATTTTTCCAATTAGATTCTTCAGCCCATCCTTCTTCTTCAGCAGCTTTTTTTGAAACATAAGAAAGCTGAACACCAGCAATATCTTCTTCATCATCTTTATCCATAATATTTTCAAATTCAAAATCAAATACTGGTCCAGCATAATGCTCATCTTGATGAGCTTTAGCTACTATACCAATCTTTTTCAATCCTGCAATAACATCCTGGATATGTTTTTTATAAGTAAGCCCAATATCCATAGCTTCCTTAGGATCTAATCCTCGTTCAAAATTTTGAACTTCATTAATAGTTTTAGCTTTCATTTCTTTGAAATATTTTAAATCTATTTTCCATTTGCATTCTTGTTCCATACATTCTTTTCTGCGGTAATATATCTAGTGATTCATTTCTTCTTTTTAAAGCTTCCGGTAAATTCCAGCATTTAAAATATTCTAAATGTATAATATGTTTAACTTCTTGAGGGTCATAAAATTTTTGAACCTTTAATATTAGAACAATCATATCTGGCCAAATAATATCCTGGGAACTTCTACCAGCAACACTGCTAACAAATGCACCTTTGCCATCGATATTAACTTCTTTTTTGGGTAAAAGAATATCTCCAATTTTAATATTATCCCAGGTTCTTAATCCGATATCCATAGCTTCTTTAGGATCTTGTCCTCTTATGAATTGTGCTCTCATAATACTTTAAAATATTTTGACCAAGTATCTATTGGAGCTGTTCCCTTTACAGGAGAATATAGGGATGAGAATTTATTGATGTTGATACTTATAGCTTCCTTTTTTGTTTCAAAGGGAATAATAGTAATTCGAAGTCCTACTTCTTGAAGATCCACAATTGTTTTTATAACTCCTATATTGCCAGGATCAAAAGAATAATCACTATCCCCTAAATATTGTCCGTTAATATAATCTTTAAAAGTAAGAAAATCCTGATTACTTTTTTCTTCTACAACAGTTCTTCTTATACATTCAATCATATCTCCAACTTTAATACGAGTCCACTTATTTCCAATATCCATGGAAATTTTAGGATCCTGTCCTCTCTCAAAATTTTGAGTTTCCTGGACTTTATTGTATTCTTTTGGCTGAATAATTTTAAAATAATCATCCCACTCTTCAATAGAATGATCGACTGTATATGATGGTGGAAGATTTTTAGATGCAAGATCGCCAATAGGCTGTTTAATTCTTTCAGCCATAGAAAGAGCATGACGAAAAATCCCTGCCCAAACCAATTCAATTTCTAAGCTAGAAGTTCTATCCAATTCATTGCTCGAACGAATGGATTTAATAATCCAATATTTTTCGGGGCTTATTCTATCTAAAAAAGTATCATTTGAAACAAATGAAATTTTATTAATATGAAGATATACAGTTTTTTTATTCTGAAGTATATCCCCAGGCTTTAGCTTATCCCATGTTAAAATACCGATATTTAATCGTTTAAGAGGAGAACCCTCCCTTTCAAAATCCAATGACTCTCTTACTATCATAACAAAAAATTCCAGTATAGAATATCTATCTGGAATTTTTTTTACTAGTTTTTTATTAGTTTAATACTAAGCCTTTGCTTTTAATACTAAGGTAACTGGAACTACTCCTTTTCTTTTTGCAATCCAAGCTAGAATAACCCCAACTGCTAAATCAATAGCTCCCCTGAAAATAAGACCTTCTGATGTCTCATCTAATCCAGGAATATCTACTAAGCTGTTAATTAAATTAGCTGATAATGTTTTAACTAATTCAATATCTTCAGCAAAAGCAGCATCTACGATACCAGCTAATTGAATCTTGACGTCTTCTTTTAGCTTATCAACAACTTTATCGTCTAAAAGTGTGATAAGGACTTTTGCAAGATATCCATCAACAAGCTCTAGAATAACATTTTTAAATACAAGAACATCATCAGCCATTTGAGATAATTTTTGTTCTTGATCCTTTGTTAAAATTCCACTTTCCATAATTATTTTTATTTTAGTTTATAGTTTATAGTTTATATATTCATTAAATTATTTGTTTTTCTTTCTTATCCTACAAATAATTAAGACGAACACGATACTAGTCACTATTAATATAATCGGCCATAGTAAATGCCATAGATCCAATAATACTCCTGTTTTCATTTGATTTTTATATTAAATTTATATTCCTAATTCTTCACCACCTCCAGCACCGGCTTCAGCTCCAGCTGCTCCAGCTTCCCCAGCTCCTGCTTCCCCGCCTAATCCTAAATCTTCTCCTCCAGTTTCACCCCCTAAATCAGCTTCTCCGCCTCCGAATAATCCTCCGCCTCCGCCAAGTCCCCCAGCATCCCCACCTCCTCCGAGTCCTCCTTCACCACCAGCTCCACCAGCTTGTCCAAGACCCATTCTTTGATAAGCACGAAGAAGTTTTTTAATTTCTTCTAATCTTTCATTTTTATATTTGGTGTTAAGCTTCATATCAATTTCTGAAAATTCCATAAATTTCTCAACTAAGAATTTTGGATCAAAGAAATTTGCTTCGCCAGGAGTTCCATCAGGATTAACTGTAGGTTCTTTAACCCCCATAAGAGTAGTAACTGTAGTTGCTCCTTTTTCTGCAATACTCCTTTCCTTCATCATTTTAAAGAAGTTTTCTTCGATGAATTTAAGGCCAACAGAAGCTTTTAGAGTTTCATCTTCTTTAAACTCAGGATGCATTAAAAGAAATTGGATCCAAAGAGGTTTAAGAAGTATTTCTTGGAATATAGAACGAATACGAGTAATAAAATTGCTAAATCTTAATTCTTCTCTTGCTATACCTTCACTTCCGGATCCCCATTGTGCTTGTGGTCCCTGTGTTGAATCCCCACCAAATCTAGAAGAAGGAACTTTTGTTTCGATGATAAATCTCTGCCAAAAATAGGAAAGGGATTTTGTATCCGATAGGTCATATCCTTCTGTTTTGATTCCGTCAATTTCAGTTTGAGTTCCATCACGTGTAGGGATAATAAAAGTTTTAGCAAAATTAAATTGAGTACTTCCATTATAAGTTACTTCCCCAGAATGATCGTCAATATTAAGCTCTTCTTTGTACATACCTCTTAATTCTGAAAGTCTTGTACGAGCTTTAGCATCTGATTGAGTTCCAATTGGGACAAGAATCTTAATTCTCATCTGAGCATTCCAAACGTTCCAAATAATACGTGAATTTTCTAAGGTTCTCATCATATTAAATGAACGAACTAATCTTTCAACGTAAGATAATCTAGAAATAAAGTTACCACGTGCCCAAGACATATAGATTAAGTTGGCATCAAGTAATTCTCTTTGTTTACGAGAATCTCCTCTATACTGAATCCAAACACGATATTCATGACCATCTTCTCCAATACGAACTTCTGGTTCAAGACTAATTGGATCAACTTCTTTAAGAGCTATAATATTCTTGGCATCGTTTTCTTCTTCACCATCAAAAATAATTTCAAAGGCAAGAAATCCATCAATAAGGAATTTCTTAAAATAGTGCCAAGCATCATGGGATTGATTAAATTTAGAAGCATAGTAAACTTTTCTAAATGCTTTATTTAAATCATCAACAAGCTCTTTAGCTTTTTCTTGTTTTAATACACTTTTTAAATTTTGAGTGTTAGGATAGGCAAAGTAATTATTTTCATCATAGATAATAGATTCATCTGCTATGATTTCAAGAATGTTTTCAATTTCCCCGTTCATGGCAAATTTACGTAAGAAATCTCTTCTTGTAGGATATTCCTTATCGAAAAATGCAATAAATTCTTTTTGACCATAATCTGTACCAGCATAGTTACCCTGATAATAGAGGCCATACATGGAATCCAGCTGACTCTCGGCAATACCAACAGACTTAGATTGTTTTATAACTTTCTCATCCCATTTCATTCCTATGGAAGAAAGATTTCGGATATTTCTCTGTATATTTTTAATAAAGCCTAGTCGTCTTGCATCTAGGTTTCTCATGGTGAATCCAGCCATTACTTCAGTATTTTATCTATTTATCTTGCTCTATTATATAATTTATAGATTTCTGCTTGATTAAGTTTTCGAAAAGCATCCTTAGGCTCATAGAAAGGAATAAATTTCCATTCACTATATTCCACCATTCTAAATCTATTAACTTTTTGGATAAGGTATTTTCTATAAGCAAAATTAAAATTTGCTCCATTTTTTTGATTAAAAAGTTTTAACATAGTCTGTCCACCTCCAGATTTCATTAAGCTAATAAATCTTTTATTAAAAGCTTCTTTGTTGTTCTCAGCTAAAATATCTGCTTCCTTTTCTAAAAAATCCTGAAATGTTTCATAAAAGGAACCTAGGAATTTTAGACGAGCATCCGGAGGTAAAAGATTTAAATTAATTCCAGAAAAATTTCCTATGTCATTATTCATGCAGAAGAGTAGAGGAACAAGATCGGTATATTCAAATCTCTTATTTTTTATTTCAACAATAACATTAGCTCCTTTATAAAGAAAAGTATAAATAAATCCAGGAACAGGGTAGCCCCCATTTCTTTTACCTATTACGGTTTCCTGATCGGTAGAATCTATCTCAATAAGCTTATCTTCTCCTTTAAGATTTTGAATAATATATTTCTCAAACAAGGTAAAGTAGGCTTGATCCCCTATATTATTAACGTTCTTTAAAATTTTAAATTCATCGCGCGGATGTATCATATCTTCCTCCAATAATTCCAAATCTATGTAACTGATCTTCGGTAAAAATATAAAAGAAAGCTCCGTTTCTTTTTGCCCATTCTCCAATAGCTGCAAATTTAGCTTCGTTAATAAGATATTCTTTTACAGCATTATTATATCTTTTGATTACTCCAATAGGAGCATTTTTTTCTGGTTGTTTTGGTTTTCCAAGTTTATGCTGAGGTTTTATTTCTACAAACCATTTTTCAGTAATCCCATCCGCTTTTTTTACTGTCAGCCAAAAATCGGTATTATAAAATTTAGTAACCCAGTTTTTAGGATTATTAGGATCAAGATTAAGTTTTTTGCATTCTTCTAATTTTGAAACTCGATCATAATAGGGGATTCTTACCGGTTCAGAACTCCATCTAAGAATTGATGGAGATGAATCACACCATCTGCAAAATGAGAGTTCCCATCCACTACGATAAATTATTAGATTCGGATTTCCCATATATTTTTCTGGGAATTGCAATTTATATTTCTCATGGAGATAACCTTGAAGAGTTTGTCCCTTCTTAAGATTACCCCTTTCATCAAAAGTATTCTTGATTGGAACGTGCCACAATTTATATTGTTCGTTATTAGACATTTAGATTTAAATAGAATAAATTTTATTTTGAGAAATGGATACCTTTTTGCTCTTTGGCATATTTCCATAGAGTTTTCGCCATCCTTTAGCAAATCCATTTTTAATTATTTGTGTAATATAGGCGAAAGCATTAGCACTTTTTTCTGGATTGTATCCTCTCCAATATTGATAGCAATCCATAATTGCAAAAGAAATACAATCCTCCTTATCTTCTACATAAATATATTTAAATTTTGTGCTGAATTTATGAGCCATTAAAATAAACATGTCAAGTGCTATTGGAGTTAATTTATCGGCTGCTTTAGATTTGATAAGTTCTTCTCTCAAATCCCTATTTTTCACATGCTGAGGCATAATTCAAAGAAATTTTAATGAAATTTTATACAGTATTTATACAAAAAAAAGTACAACGAGTTTTGTTGTACTTCTAAGATATTAGATAAAATTATTTATTTTTTAAATTAGATGGATAAAGTTCTTATTTGTCCTTTAGCTAAAGTTCCAAAGACTGGAGTATCGCTATCTATTCCTCTTATAATTCTAACGGGATCTGCATCTCCAATAATAGATGTATAATCTCCAGCATGAATCATAATATTGGCTGTAGCTTCTCCTGTTTGAGTATCTACTTCAACCCCCTCAACATAATCTTGGGGATTAGCAAAATTCTGAGGATCTTCCAAAACCTGAACCTGATCCCTAGGAACTATATTTAAAGCTCCTTCTATAAGAATATTTACATTTGTTCCTGGAGTAGATTTTAAATAATCAGAATATCGTATATAGCATCCATTAGTTCTTATAGGAACTGCTTTATAAAAAATCCCACATTTAACATATTGTTCAAAAAGAAGTTTCTGAGTTTTTTCATTAAAATTCATAAGAAGAGCTTTGGTGTTCGGAGTATTCTGAGCAAGACCTCTTAAAACTTTTAACTCTTTGTCCTTAGCAAACCTAGTTGATCCCTGAATTTGAACAATCCATTGACCATCTGAAGTTTGACCAATAAGAAATCCTCTCTCTTTTCCGAGAAGAACCTTATCACCTATTTGGGCTTCGTTTAGTTTTGCCATGTTTGTATTTTATGCTTAATTTTATTTAACTCTTTTTTGCATCAGATTTTAATTTTTCACGAAAAATCTCCATATTCTTATCTTCTGCGGTTTTATGTTCCCCTGCTTTTATTTTTGCTTGTAACCCCTTACTCTTTTCTGCTGCTGTTTTTTTCTTTGTTGCTGTTTCGACTACTAAATCTTCTTTAAGAGCTTTCTTTTTTTTTAAAAATACTTTACGTTTTTTAGGAACTTCAGTTTTTTCAGCTGTCGAATCTTCAATTGGGGATTTTTTCTTTTTTTCTTCGTCATCTTCATCATCCTTTTCCCCTTCCTCATCACTATCTGATTTATCTTCAATTTTTATTTCATCTTCTTCACCACCTTCAAGATCTTCTGGACCACCTTCTTCACCTTCTGGTTTTACTTCATCTCCTCCTTCTTCACCTTCTTTTCCCTTAGCTTTTTCTTCAGCTTCTTTCTTATCTGCATCAGCCTCAGCTTCATCACCACCAAGATTAACAGTATCAGTAGCTATGGTTGGAGTATCTCCAAGTAATTCAGTTTGATCTTGATCAAAAGTTACTGCAGAAGCAGGTTGAACATCCATATCTTCTTTTCCAACTTCAGCTCCACCTTCTTCACCATTTCCCCCTTCTATAGATCCTTCCCCACCGCCTTCTTTTGGAATAGGAACAGTATATTTCTTTCCATCAACATCAACTGTAACAGTAATAGCTTCTCCCAAAGGACGAGTATATTTTTCGGCTTTTGCTAAATAGTCCTTATATTCATTTTGAACATCATCATGTTCTTCCTGAAGAGCTTCAATAACTTGATTACTCATTTCAGTTCCATAAGGATTTTGTTTAAAATCAGACATCTTAGTTTCTAGAAGTTGAATATAATCCCTATAATCTTTTTTAGTTTCTTCAATTTCTTCAATGATTTTCTCATCTTCCGGAAGAAGTCCTTCAAATAATCTTGAAATATCATAGCGAAGATGTTCCATCATAATACTTTTAGCCTGAATAGGATTAATATTACGATAGAAAGTACTCTTTCCGTCGGTGCTATTATGAGTAGCTACATATACATTACCACGTAGCTTAAATACATCTGCTGCATGATTTTCATCTTCTTTTAAGAATACTCTCTTGGCGAAATCAATTTCTGCAATTTCATTGAAATTTTTTCTCAAAGTTTCAACAAGTACAAGAAGATGACCCTTACCTGTCCAATGAGCTATTTCAGCGCTATTAGAAAATTCCTCATTAGTAATATCTTTTCCGTTTATAGAAATTTTATCTTCTGTAATAATAGCTTTATCGGTTTTATCATAAATAGAAATAGATTTACCATCGATAACAACATTAGGATTATTAATAGCTTCGCATAGAGAAACGAAGGTTGGATCTAATTTCTTAGAATCTTTTTCGGTTAATCTAGAAACTACATTACCTTTCTTAACATAATAAAGACCTTTGACAGCAAATACTGCTTCGTTTTCTCCTAAATAAAGTATTGGAGAATAAACCTTCTCAATACCGCAAGAAGCATTTGCATGTTCAAGTTGAAGCTCAGTAGCATCAAGGGTTACTAAATTTATAATATCTCTAATAAAAGGATCATAAGAAAACTTGATAAGACATTCCTTTACAAAACTTTGAGTTTGCGGGTTTTTATCATCAAGATAATTCTGAATAGTATCTTCAATCAGGGGAACTAGATAACTGCTTTTAGATTCTTTCATAGTATCTACAATCTTTGTTATTACAACATCAGTTTTGTAGGTCTTGACCTGATCCTCTATAGCTTTAATAGCATTTCCAACTTTTGGAAAATATGAAAATGATTGCATAGCTGTTAAGAAAGATTCATATAAACGAACTTCCAGAACTCCTTCATTAATACTTTCTTTGAAATATTCAAGAGTAGATTTTAAAGCATAATTATCTTTTCCTTCTGTTAAAGAAAGATTTGAAATTGATTCCCTAACTCCCAGGTTTTTTACTGCCCAAGCTCTTTTTTCTCTTTCAAGCCATTTCTTAGTATCAAGATCCTGCGATTTGCTTAATCCTTCAAAAAGCTTAGTTATAGAAAATTTTTCAATTTCATATTTAGCTTCTGGAGTCATACTATTGTACATAGTTGAATTTAATCCTGCAAGTGCAATTTCGCATAGAGCTTTAACTTCAGTAGAAGTTGTTTTGCTTTTTAGTTGGTTGATTTTTTCTATCATTGCCATAAATTTATTTGATAAAATATGTTTTTCTATATATTATTTAAAGCGCTTTCTTTTTTTCCTTTTTCAGGTATTAAAACTTTTACCCCTGTTAATTTTTCAATGCCATCATATATTTCCTGAACACTTTTTAGATTTCTTGACTCTGTCAATCCCCGAAGAACAATTTCATTTTCTTCCTCGGTTAATTTTCGAATATTTTCTGAGTGAAAAACTATATTAAAACTACTAAAGCCATGAGGAAAAAACGTTGAAAGCTTATTCCTTCCCTTTCCAAAAGCATCCTCTATTAGATCCTGAAGTAATCCTACTTCATAAGATAAGACATTATTTCTTTTAAAAGAATCCCTAGGATCCCATCGTCTAAGATCCTCTTTGGTTGGAGCTCGTAAAAATACTTCAATCATTATTGAAGTTCCATTCCATCTTCGATCAGTTGTAACCAGAGTTCCGGGTCGAATCCCAAAAATAGCTTCCTTAGGATCTATTCCTCTTTCAAAATTAATAGATTCCCTAACAATCATTACACAATAGTAATATTTTCTACAACTCCAAAATGATCTTCCGGGTGATTACTATCAACAATTTCAATCTTTATATTGGAATAATCCAATATTCCAGGAAATAAAATAGATGAATCTACTGTGAATGGAGCAGAAGGATCGAGTTCGTTCCATTTAATATTAGCATGAATAGCACCATCAGGACTATATTGTATTTGTCCTGAAGAAGCATCTTTCATTTCAAGTTGGATATTGATAGAAGCATCATTTGAACCCCCAGTTAAAAAATATCCTGATGAAAAAATAATAAATGAATTAGCATTTATTAAATTTGTACTTAAATCCGGAATAATTTTAACCACTGGTTCTCTAAAAACAGACACCAAAGAAGTATCTTCCCAAATCATTGTTGGAGGAACATAAGCTGTAAAAGTTTCAGGAATATTCCAAATATAATATTCGGTATTTGGCTGAAATCGATCTATTTCTTGTCTATCATTAGTTCCGGTATAAAGCCAATAAAGATCTACTTTAGGAATAATATAATTTTCTCTTGTATAAGTCCATTGAATCCAAAGAGGAATTCCTTTAGGAACAACAGCTCCTTCTTGGGGAGTAGTTATTACAAATTGTGTTTGGGTATTTTTTGCTCCTATTGGATGAATATCATAATTAAATCCCTTAATTTTGGTTGTAGCTTTCATCTCTGTAGTCTTATCAAAAACAGGTTGATATGATTCAATTTCTAGAGAAAAATTTAATTTGACTTTATTATCAACTTCAAAACTATATTGAATATTTTTATCAATAGCAATATCTTCTGGAAATCCTACCGTACATCCAACTCGAAGTCCTTTGTAATAAACATAATAGGTAACATTTTTATAAAAAGTTTCTCTGATTTCTTGTTCTAATTTAAGAGCTGTAACCTGTCTATCAATCCACATTTCACAATCAATACGAATCTGAAGAGGAATTGAATAGAGAAATGAAACATAACTTTCAAGTTTGCCATCTACTTCTTTAACATATCGACCCTGAACAAATCGAGAAGTAATTCTTTGAGCATTTATTGTGGATCCTGTATAAGTAATGATCCCTCTAGGAATCATATCAAAATTGCCATCTACAGGTCTAGGGGGAAGACATTCTGCATAGTGAGTATAAAAATCTTGCATAAATCTTTCATCTCCGGATTGATTATAAAACCAAGGGACCTTAACAATTTCTATATCCTCATTCCCCCAAACTTGTTTATATTCAATATGATTATTAAGAATATCCAAGAGTCCTGCAAGAACCGCCCTTATCAAGATATCCTCGTTGTTATACTTCTGATATAGTGCCATATTTTATATATTATGTTAGTCCTATTTTTGTTTTTATTATGCTAATCATAATAATAAAAAAGCATTTCTTTATCATCATATTTTAAACCTTGTATAATCTTAGGACTATGAGCATCAATAATGGTTTGAATCCCTTCAAAAAAGAAATAATTCATTTTATGTTCTGGAAGAATAAGTCTAATACGAGTCTTGTTTGTACCATGATATAGATATAAAGTAGTTAAATCTGGTTCAAAAGAAATTTGAGTTGTAGGTTCCTGTATAATTTCTTTAATTTTTTTCCAACTATTTGAAAATCCCCCACCAAGGCTTTTTGGAAATAATTGGATGAATTTATTTTTTAAACCAAGATTCATCGCTTCTTTAGGATCCTGTCCTCTCTCAAAATTATTCATTTTTTCTGATACCAAGTAAGCTTTCATTTTTTAAATATTTTTTTAATAAATATAGTAAATTTAATATCTTTTAGTGCTTCTTTTGGATTTCTATAATTTTGAGTTTGATAATTAGTTGTTGTTGCAAAATATCTTTTATTTTCAGTATCATCATTTTTTCTTAATACTAAGATTGGAAACCCTCTATAATTTTTAATTAAATCGATAACAGTAACTGCATCTCGAATCTCATTAAAAGGAAAATCCCACGGGGTTTCTTCAATAAATTTTGTATCTAAATAAGTTTGGCCAATATCCATAGTAGTTCTAGGATTCCCTCCTCTTTCAAAATTATGCAATTTTTCTGATACAAAGTAAGCTTTCATGCTATCATTATTTTAATTAAAATAAGGTTAGGTTTTGCGGAACTTCAATCCACACTCTCCATTTGGAGCGTTCTGTCATTAAACTATCCACCCAACCTCAGGCGAATAGTTAGTCGCGATTCTTCACCATTCAGACTATTTATCCAAATAAATCCAATCAGGAAAGTTTTTATTTATTAATCTATTTCTAATGGTCATCAAAGGAATGTTTAAAATTCTGAAAGCTTCATGTAAACTCTCATATTCCTTATTTTCGATAAATATTTTTCGACCCGGGATTTTTCTTCCAGCGCTAGCTTTACCTATATTATCTCTATGGCTTTTTGTAAATGGGGGTTTTGGTTTCCCTTTAAGCAATTTGGATAAGGTGAATTTTCCTATATCGGATCTATTATAATCAGATAATCTTTCTGCATTTGATATTTGAGCTAATATTTCTTTTTTGGAAAATCCCGATATTTCGATTCTCTTTATTCTTGAATCTGCAATCTTTCTTCCTCTTTCATTTTCCTCCTCTTGAGAAAGAGAAGAATGAATATTTATTTGTATTTCAGAAAATTTTTGGCAAATTTCGAAACTTCTTTTTTTCCCTTTATTGCTATTTGTTCTTTTTTTAATAATGAATTGTTTATTAGGATTATTTGTTAATGTATCTCCTCCATCTCCTCCATTAATCATATTATATCCATATTTTGGATTTAATGATTCGCTCAAATTAATAAAATAGATTTCTAATCTATTTAATTCTTTAGCAATATTATCAGCTGGCAAATAAATTTCTTTTATCTTATGAACAGAAAAATTTTCATATCCATAATAATTCATAGCATCATATAATCTTCTATTTATTTTTTTAGAAGCATTTAAAAGATGACTTTGCCATCTTCTTTCAATATAAAATGTTTTTCCATAATAATATTTTCCATTAATATGATTAATGATAATATAAATATATCCTTTTCGCAAATTCATTTTTATTATATATACGATTCCTTTTCAGATATACCAATTATTTGTCAACAACTATAAATCTATTTAATACTTCTGGGGGAAATGCCTTTCTATTATAATGAATTAAATCTGAAAGAGAAGCATCTAAAACATAGGTAACAGCCCAGTCATTTTCATTTCTAACTGAACGCCCAATTCCCTGTAAAAATCCCAAAATAGCACGCCACCGATACCACGCGGGATTAATTGCTAATTTTGCTTTAACAAAACGATCTCCTAAACTTAAATAAGGAACTTTTGCAAATATTGCAAATCTACTCCAATCATCCTTTAGATCCAATCCTTCAAGGAGAGAAGGGCCAATTAAAACTTTATCTTTTGAAAATTTAAGAAGCTCTAATGTTTTCCTTTTTTCTTCGGTTCCATTATAAACAAGAACTCTCTTTCTATTTTTTGGAGTTAGGTTTTGAAATATTTTCATAGAAAGATCATAGGAAGCTGAATGGATAATTCCGCTCTCTCCCTTATGCTTATCCAAAATATCATTTACCTGTTCGTATAGCCAGGGTAAATTCTCACTTATATGATTATAAGACATTTTTCTTTTATTATAAAAATAAATAGGGCTTTTGGAAAAATCAAAAGAACTATCCACTTTGATATATTTAGCTCCTCGTAGAGAAATACTTAAAAGATAATCTGTTGGATCTGCAAAGGTTGCACTCATAAAAACTCTAAACCCTGTCCACCGATGGAAATATTTGTGCATTAAATAGGATTCCTTAAGGCAATTAAAAACCAAGGTATCCTCTCCTTGGGGATTTTTTACTAAATTTCTTATTGATGTTTTTTGAATAATATCTACATAATCAGCAAATTTATATTCCATATCTGTAAGCCAACTGGAAATCCATAAAGCTTCTCTCCATTCTTTTGGAGGATTATCTTTTGGATAATCTTCCTTAACCCTATCTTTTAATTTAGATACAGAACCTAAATAGGATGTAAAAATAATTTGAATTTGATCAAGAATATTAAGAAGTTTATCCTGATCCTCTTCAACCCATAACGATTGAATAAGCTCTTTTATTTTTACAAAATCTACTGAATGATTACGAACTTTATAAATCTGAAAGAAATCAGTTAGTTTTCTGATTTTTTCTATAGTTTTATCATCTATCCTTGGACTGTAATTATTTTGAACAATATCTAATATTTTATGTCCTTCATCACAAATAGTAAAGTCTCTGGGCTTAAATAGTTGTCTGTCCTCACTCATATTCATATTGACATAGTTCATATGGACTAACCAATAAGCATAGTTTAACAATGACGTATTTGAGTGTGACGCACGATCTCGAGCACTATAATAAGGACAATCCCCAAAGCAATCCATATTATATGGATTTAGATTTTTTATTCGGCATGTCCCCATACTATTTCTATCCAAATTGTCCATACAAATATAATTATCAACCCCTTTTACACTTCCCCAGGATAGATTGAATCTCTGAAAATCTTTTTCGTATTGATCTTGCAAAGCTATATCAGAAGCAAGAATATATCCTTTCTTTCCTTCTCTGGTTAGAATCCAAGCACTACACATAGCTATAATTGACTTTCCCGAACCAACTGGAGCATCTAAAATAACTGTATCGCAATCAGGATCAAAATAAGCATCTATAATTCCTTCAACTGCTTCTCTTTGCCCTCTTCTCCATTCAAATTCTTTGGGAAGAAATGTTTCTTTAAATTCTTTAAAATATAATTCAAGCTGAGTTTTATCCATAAACGTTTTACAACAAAAAAGGTGCTAAGTTTTATTAGCACCTTGTTAAATGTTTTATAGGATTATGGATTAATTAAAAGACCATATTTTTCTTTTATCTGTCTCATAACTTGAAACATTGCAAGCATTGTATCTGTCATTTTTTCTCTAATTACTGCTGGATAAACCTCGGAAGAAGAAATTTTTTGTAATTCTTCAGTTAAATCTAATAAAGTTCCCATAGGATTTGGATCTGACATATTTGCATGTTCTTCTTTTCCATCACCATCAACATCAGAATCTTCAACAAACCATTCATTAACAGATTCATTTTTAGAGCCAAAACCTAGGTCCTTTAATTTTTTAGAGGCTTTAGCTGAATCAGAAGTCCCGCTGGGTTCAATAGCATCATAAGCTTCTGAGAATTTTTTAATTTCAGTCATATCAACCCCTGTCATAAGAGTTTCTCCTATTTTTTTTGAATCCATGTTCCAGGAATATCCTCTTCTCATATCATAGATAATTTTTTCCATAGATTTATCAAAATTATCTATAAGCTGTTGTTTGAAATTGTCCAAAACCTTATCAAGTTGCTTATCCAATACAGCTCTTTTCTTTTCAGCAAAAATTTCATATCTATCTTTTTGAGATTGAGATTTATCATCACGATACGTACTATTTCCCCCTGCAAGAGGATCTTCGATACTTCGTATTGAATTCCTCTCCTGTCTTTTCTTTATTCTTTGAGGGTCTTTAAAGATAAGAAAAATTTGATAATTTGAATTTGGCTGTGCTTTTTTCTGGTTTTCTAACCATTCTTGTAATTGGGGAACAGACATTTCTCCAACATCAGCCGAATCATAACCTCTTTGATTTCTTCTTCCCCCATGTCCCCATCTTTCATTTATTTCATCGACTTTTGGGGGATTAAAAGATTCATTCTGTTTAGTTTCTTTAGCTTGTTTTTCAGCTTCTATAGCTTTTTCCTTTTCCCTTCTCTTTTTTATCTCAGAATATTCTCCAGCGGCTTTTTTAACTTGAAATTTATTAGGAGAAATCTTTTCAATCATATATGTAGATTTACCATCCACTTTAATGATAGCAATTAAAAGGGTTTCATCTTTTAATTTTTTTAAAAAAGTTTTATAATCTGAACTAGCTGGAAGTTCATCCACTATTGATTCTCTTCCTCCTTGTTTACCTGGTTCAAGAAGTTTTTTCTTCCATTCATCCGGAATATCTGCAAATTGTTTTAGGGTTCCTAAATTTTCATTTAAAAATTGATCTAATGATTCAAATACAATCATTGAGTAAATTATTTTATTTTTTATATCCCTGATTTCAAAATCTGAATAGCAACCTTTTCTGAAGAAACTCCTGTATCAAAAAGATTTTGTAGATCCCATAAATCCTGATTTTCTTTTATATAATCAATAAGATCCTGATCATCTTCTCCTAAGTAAACTTCTGTTTTTATATAATCAGCAATTTCCTGAATATAATCAGAAAAAGTATATTCAGAATCAAAATTCTCATTTATTTCTTCTTCAAGTTCTGGTGTAAAATCTAATCCTAGAATTTGATTTAATCTAATTTTCTTTATTTGGCCGTCAATTTTAAAAAGAAAATCCCCCGAATTTAATTCACCCATAGGAATCCCATCAATTACTAATCCGTCTTTTAGCATGACAGATAAGGATTTTCTAGAATATTCAGGTATATTAAGTTCTGATCTAATTGTTTGTATAATTTCATCCTCAGGGATTTCATAATCAATATCTTCTTCTCCGCTTTCACCTGTGGTAAATTCATCATCCTCTACAGCTTCAATAGCAGAAAGTTCAGGATCCTCTTCCGGATTCATGAAATCATGAACATTTTCAGATACCATATTTTTCATTGACAATTTATTATTTTACTTTGGATTCGGATTCTGTATCAAAATCCTCTTCTCCGGATTCCTTATTGAAAAAATCAACATCATCAAAAGTTAATTGATCTTCTTCCTCTGGCTTTGGCATTGGCATATCTCCTCTAGCTTCTCCAGCTTTAATTTCTCCAGGTTCAGTTTCAAAATCCCCTAATGAAGGCATTTCAAATTCAGAATCATCTAAATCCGGTTCTTCAATTTCGTCTTCTTCACCCTCTTCTCCAGATAATTCATCTTCACCTGGTAGATCCTCTTCTTCTTCTTCTTCTTCACCCTCTTCTCCAGATAATTTATCTTCATTTGATAGATCTTCTTCACCTGGTAAATCTTCTTCTCCGGATAATTCATTCTCACCTGGTAAATCTTCTTCTCCGGATAATTCATTCTCACCTGGTAAATCTTCTTCCCCAGATAATTCAGGTCCTTCTATTTCATTTCCTGAATCCTTGGTTAAATCAGTTGCAGGAGTTTCCTCTGCATCTGGATCATATCCTGAAATAGGAGGCATAGGTTCTGGCAATAAAGTATTTGCGGGTTTTATCCCTGTCTCATCTCCAAGATCATCTCCGGGTTCTTCTACTTCAGATGGTTGAAGAATAGTAGATTCCTCATCTCCCTCCTCATCTTCATCTTGTCCAAAAACAACATATTTTTTAACCGAATCAAGATAATCGTCAGCTTTTGTAAGATAACTCTGAACCCATGCATCAAGTTCTTCACAAGTTTCAATTTTCTCTAAAAGCTCTTCAACATTAGCTTGTATATTCTTAAGCTGCATTTTAGCCATTTTAACTTCTTCATTACACTGTTTCCAGGCATCTTCAAAAAGACGATTCTTTTCCATAATACAATAATTTTATTTATATATTAATGCACAAAAAAGTAGAATATATTAATATTCCATATTAGCATTATCCAGAAAAATCTTCATCAAGTTTTTCAACCGTTAAATCTGAAAAACCAGCATTTTTTGCAATTTCTATTTTATATGAAAAATATTCTACAGGGAGGGGAGAGTGATTTATAATAAAGATATTCATAGAAAGTTCTTTAGCAGTCTTTTGAAGAATACCAATAATGTCATAAATTCCATCACCATCTATAGAGGAAAGAACTTCATCAAGCATAAAAATATTCAAAGAAGGATATTTACGCTTAAGCATACGAATAATTGATATAAGAACTGCTAAATCTACTCTTTTCTTTTCACCTGTAGATAATGTTTCTACACCTACTTCAATACCTAATTGATGCAATTGAGGTTCAAAATCTGAGTTAAAGTGAAGTTCATAAGGAAAGTGAAGTTCATTAAGAGTGTATTCAATCTCCTTATTTAAAGTAGGAAGATAAGATTCTAGAATTTTTTTCTTTACTCCATTATCACTATATAAATCCCCGAGTATTGCCATATACTTATATTTGTCATCCAGCTCTACCTTTTCTTCTTCCTTTGTTTTAATAGTTTCGGAATTTTTAGATATGATATTTTCAATACTCTGAAATTCCTTAGGCTTATCTGCTTTAAGCTTATCATATTCTTTTTGGAGAGTAGAAAATGCAGAACGAACTTGGACAATATATTCGTTAATCTTTCCAAGAGTTTCTTGAATTTTTACTAAAGCTTCATCATATTTTGATTCCCCAGCTGTAAGAATATCCAATTCACCTTTCTTTTTATGAATAAGCTCATCCAATTCCCCGCGAACAAGTTCAAATCTATTATCATTAAATGGGGTTTCACAAGTAGGACATTTATCATGATGATAAAGTTCAATTTTTTTATTTAATTCTTTAATAGAAGATTGCAGTTTACTTTTTTGATCTAAAAAAGCTCTCTGGGTTCTTCTTATTTCTTCTTGCTTAATTTGATAAGTAGTTTGTTTTTTATAAGCATCCTCTAACTTTGGCTTAAACTCCGCCATTTTGGCCAATATAAATTCAATTTTTTTTGTATTATCTTCAGCTACTTCTTTTTTAAGATTTTCAAGTTCCCTTTCAGCTCCTTTTATAGCACTTTGAAGAGAAAGAATTTCTCTATCGAAAAGATCTATATTTATTTTAGCATCACGTAAATCCTTCCTAACAAGATCATTCATTCTATTAATAATTTCCATAGCAAAAAGCTTATCGATAATAATACGCTTATCACTTGGGGTCATTGAAATAAATGACTTGAAATCATTAACAGACAAAGAAATAATATTAGAAAAAATATGATAGGGAAGACCCGTTACTTCAAGATCAATATAATCTTGATAGTTTTTAATCCCTGCTTTACCAATATCATTATCGTCATTAGGTTCTTCTCCAGCAAAATATTTCCATACTTTAAGATCCGATGGAGATATATTTCTTTCAATAGTTACAAGAGTTCCTGGCGAAGTTTCTACTTCCATCTTTATAAAACCATGTTTATTATTCCGGTTAGATATATCTTCTTTTTTGAATTTATCCATTCTACCATAAAAAGCTACTTTAGGAAGATTTATCAAAGTTGATTTTCCCGCTCCATTTTTTCCAAGAACCATCCACAATCCTCCTTCATCAGAAAATGTGAGATTCTGTAATTTGTTCCCAAAACTACCGATATTCCGAAATTCAATAGAATTTATGTGCATTATTTATGAATTTAAATGTATGTATTTTATAACAAAAAGATTAAAAGTTTTATAAAAAGAAAGGAGCGTTAACGCTCCTTTCTATAACCTTATGAAGATAATTTTTTGATGTGTTGCTGGCTCTCAAAGAAAACCAGAGAGTTATAAAAATTTCTGTCCGCAATTTGGACAGAACTTATGAGAAGATTTTCTTCTCTTCATACCGCAACTTGTACAAAAAACTGCTAGGTCTTCACTAACAAGTGGTCTTTCAGAATCTGGAAGAATTTTCCATGTAGTTTTCCAAGTATGATAACTATTGAATGTTGTGTTATCATAAGCAAAAGATTGATTTGAACTGGATCCTTTTTCAATTCTTCCTGTTTCTTTTACATCTCTAGAAAGTTTCTGAGAAATTCGCTGGGGATTAACGGAATCAAGAGAACATGACGACCAATTAAATGCATGTACTTCTCCTGATAAATTTTCGTTTGCTTCAAAACTCTTAGCATTATTATCCATTGTAAAAGAAGGGCTTGCATTCGGAACTTCTCCAGTATGATTATAATAAATTCCTGGCTGATAAATACCTGGTTGGGTTACCCCAGGGTTCCACTGATAATCATTTCCCCCCGAATAAGTAACCGTATATGGGATTTGTTTAAATTCTTCAAAGAATTCAACTTCTACAAGTCCATTTAAACGAATTGCTTGTTCTACATTGGGATTATTTGCTTCAACCACATAAGTTTCAAATAGAAATTTCTTAGCTTCATCAAAATATCTCTCAAGAAATACTCTTTCTGCAGGACGCAAAATAATGCCTGAACCGAAAGATTTCCCGTTCAAATTAATTTTAGCTAAAACTTTACTGGTTGTTGGATTAAAGAGTTCTATTTCAAACTCATCGCCATTTTTAAGATAGACGGAGCCGTTACCGTATCCGCTAAGCTGTTTTACTCGTTGATGACCTTTGGTCACAAATGCTGTGGGTACAGTTACCCTTTGGGTGTAATAATTTACTGTCATTCCTTACGTTATTTTTATTTGAGGATTTATTTGTTGGTCTTTCCCCCAACTCAAATGTTCCTAAAGAACACTAAAGCCTCAATCACAAGGTTATATTTTATATATCACAAAAAGCAAAAAGTTTTACAAATTTCGTTCTTCATCTTTTAATTCTTTAAGCGTTTTATCATAAACTTCTATAATTGCTTTTATACCATTTTCATTTATTTCTCTAGTTCCAATTCCAGCATAATTTTTAGTTAATATCGGAGTATCAATTTCACTAAATAACCCTCCGTATATTATGCCAAATAAATTAGTATTTGTTTTCCAAATAAACCATTTATTTTTAACTTGATCAAAAACATATGTTGGCTTATTGTGTTGAATAGCCATTTCAACCGCATATCCTGTACCTCCAGCAACTATTTCTTTTTTAGTTTTATTTACATATCCTTTTGGATCTATTCCTCCAGGAGCAACTATAACTCCAATAGCAAAGATAGCATCAGCATTTTTAACTTGAAACCAATTTCTGCCATGTAAATTATAGTATTTAGATATATCAGGTCTCCCTAAAATCCCATAGGTTTTTTTAACTTCAATAATTCCTTCTTCTAATTCAATTTTAGATAATTCGGTATTACCGATAGGGGTTTTATTACCACTCCAATAATGTTTATGATTTAAAAATCCTTTAGATTTACCAATAGAATCCCATTTACTATCTCCTCCTATTGCTCCTCCGGAATGATTTATATAATTATCGAGATTCATTTTTCCTATATTTTTCCATATCTTTAAACATAGTTCCACATTTCTTGCAAACAAAATATTCATCAATTATCCAAGAAGAATACCCAGGGCCATAAATACCATTATCGTCTCTTTTTTCAATATGATCTTTACTTGTAGATTTACAAGAAGGACATTTAATTATTCTACTTCGATCCCCTTCTTCTTTACGAGTTTTTTCTTCGGCTTTTCTTTTTGCTTCGAGCTGCTTTTCATACCAATCTGGATCAATTTTTACAGGAGTAAATAGCCCTTTTTTTCGAAATTCCTCTTCTACTGATATTAATTTTGGTTTTTTTATTTTTCCCATTGGGACAAAGTATTCATTACAATAAATAATGCTTCAGACATTTCTTCCAAAGAATCTGCAATTGCCGTATCCGGTCTTGAAAGTTGAGTTTGTATTACTACATCCTGTTTTCTTTCATATTGAGGATCTACCCCAACAATAATTGGTCGATTTCCTGAAAGACCATATCTGCCAAGTTCTAAAAGAACAATAGGATTTAAAGATCCCCGAGCAAACCAAAATAAAAGTATATCTGCATTTAAGAGATGAATAAATTCCCAGGTAATTTGTGCTTCAGCAGCTTTTGGATCTCCTATTGGGAAATCTTTTCGTCGAGGATTATAAATTGTAAGTTTGGGAAGTTCTTTAATATCTTCTAAAAGAACTGATTGCCAATCAGGGCAATTCGTAATTCCGCCTGCTAAAAAGAGTTTAAAGTTTTCATTATTCTCAAGAGAATAAATTTCATTTGGTGCTTCAATTATTAGTGCCATATTTTAACTTTTTCTACTTAATTTTATTTTTCCCCCGCAAACCGGGCATTTATATTTTAACTTTTTTGCACATTCTTTACAAAAATAAGTTTCATTAACCATCCAACAATCCCATAATTCTTTCATGTGATGGAGTACTTTTAAAGGTTTTCCATAGCATTCAATAATATATTTCAGAGTAGGGGGTTCATTATTATATTGAGTATGCTTTCCAAAATGATAATGCTCGGTTTTTTTCCAAGCTTTTCCAGTACATTGATATTCATCATGATACTGCATATTATCACCAAATCCAGACCAGAAAGCTAAATTCTTATTACATTTTTTACAATATACGTCGTGTGTGCTGTGCATTATTGATTATCATTATAAACATATCCTGAATTGGGATTACCCCAGAATCCATGCCTCAAATCTTTTTCAATAGATTGAATAGAAGAGGAATAGCAAGTAGGAACATCCTCCTCTTGCATTTTTAGCTCTTTTTTTTCCTTTTTACTGAGCTTCGATTTTTGCAATTGCTTTGTTTTCATAAAGTTTAAAGGCTTGATCTTCATTTTCAAAACGAGCATCCATTTCATAAAGAACATAAAGAGGTTCCGCAAGAGCTGTTGCTATTTGCTGAAGTTTCTCCGTATCGAGGGTTAAATCTAAATCCCCATACCAAATTTTTCCTCTGGATCTGGTGACAATATTTGCATTAAATACCACTTTATTATCCGGATATTTTTCTTTGTATCCGCTTTTGGATCCTGAGATCATTCTTCCCATCATAAATCCAAAATTATCAAAAAGCTTATACATATCACCATCTGACATAAATTCGGATGGGAATGTAGGTAAGATTTTAATTTCATCTTTTTTCATCGATTTGGTGGTTTAAATTTATCATAAATAAATTCTATTTCAACTTGTCTTTTTTGATGGCATAGTTTCTCAAGTTTTCGTAAATCCTTTTTGGAGATAGATCCTCCTCCTTCATGAGTTGTACAAACCCTTATTTTTATTTTCATATTATATCAATTACTTCATTTTCTTTTTGAGCTTTCTCATAATATTCTCTATTTAAGAGCTTTAATTTAACTAAGAATTCCATTTGATGACCCAAATCATCGATAGATTTTTCAAGTAAGGAAATAATATCCTTAATCTCTTCTCCATCCATAAGCTCTCCAAATGTATCATCAAGCTTCTTCTTTTCACCAACTGTCTCTACCTTCTTATAGGCGCAACCCTCTAAAAGTTCTGTAAAACGAGTTAAATTAAATAAATGAATGTACTTATCTGGAACTATTATATCTGTATAATTATTCTCAAGGATCTTATGAGCTTTTTCTAAGGTCCATTCTATAAGATCTTCTAATAAAATTCTTTGGAAAATCGGAGATGTTTTATTAGTAATAAATTCAATCTTATTTTCTTGAGGATAAAAAGTATAATATCCCTTCTTATTTCCTATATCACTTCTCTTTGTAGAATATGGGGATCCCAAATAAAGGGAATCCCTTAATTCCTGTCTTTTATGAACGTGACCAGAGATAACTTTTTTAACCCCTTTAATTCCTCTTAATTTGGATCCTCTCGTGATTTGTCTTCCGTTGTCATATTTTAAGCCCATTATATCTGCATGGGCAAAGATAAAATCGCAGGGATTTGATTTTCCAAACATTTCTTCTTTTTCAGGATTACCTATCCAAGGAAGAACCAAAATCCTTGTTTTTCCGTTTGTAATAACAGCAGGTTGTTCGTAAATTTTAACATTTGGAATAAAGCGAAAAGCAGCTAACGAATTAACATCTGTATCATGTTTTTTATAAATATCATGATTCCCAGTAAGCATATAGACGGGAATAATATCTGCAAGGTCAAAAACCAAATCTATAGATTTGTTCATAACATTAATATCCAATAGCTGTCTATTATCAAACCAGTCTCCTAGAATAAAAAGAATATCTCCTTCCTTTTTCGTTTCTTTTAAATAGAGAATATAAATTTTATAAAAAAAATCTAATTGGTTTTGAAGCCATTCGAGAGAGTTTGCTCTGACCCCAAAATGAAGGTCAGAGATAAGATAGATTTTATTATATGTTATTTGTTCTGTAGGAACTTCATACTCAAATAATTCTACATCCATAAGTCGTTATAAGTAGATTTTTGTAAATATTATAGAACAAAAAAGACCAAGAGTTTTTTATTCTTTTGGCCTTTTTTAAAATTAATTAGGTTAAGCTTCTTTCCGCCAAACCTTATGTCTTATCTCTACCAGATTTTGTAATTCTTTTAATGAAACTTCAACATTTCCCAAATTAGTCTTAAAAATTACAATTTCATTTTTCTGATTGTAATTATTAATTGAAAAATCCTCTTCTAATTCTAGATCTTTTACTTCTTTATAATTCAATCCCAGTTTCTTTAAAAGAAATTCATCTAAAATCATCGGATCAATTGACTCGTTGGATAACTCTTCAGTATCTTCTTCAGAAACTTGAACTTTAGTAATAAGATTTATTCCTCCAAACATATTCATCTGAAATTCAGTCCAACTAGAATCTTCTTCACTAGGATAATTTTCAAAAATTTTATTAGCTTTCATTTCTAAATATAAATTATTAATTCATCTTCATTAGATTCTTCTAAATCAAATAAATAAGTTCCTTCTGGAATTTTTTGATGTACCTTAAAATTAATAACTGTAGATCCCGGTCGTTTTTTATAAGTTAAACCTACATAAGATAAAATAGGTTTTTTAAAAGAAAGAATGTTTTTTTCTTCATTATACTTAATGATAAAATCCTCATTATTATTAAACCAATCAGGATAATTTGTTATTTTTATTTCGGATCCACTTGAAGTACTATGTTTTACCTGGTTTTTATAGTTAAAACTTTGAGTTAAGTGTTCATAATGAGATATAATAATTTTACTTTGCTCTAAAGTTTTAGATCCCTGGATTAATTTTGCTCTCATAGTTTTTATTTATTTATTCTAAAAGAGTTTTCGAGTTTTAATTTTGTTTTTAACTTTTCCTTTTTCAGAAAGCTCTTTAAGCAATCCTTCTTTATCAAGAACACCTATTTCTGCATACAATTGATCATAATTAACTTGAAAGAATTCTGCAAAACTAATAAAAATTTGCATACCTGAATAACTTTTACTTTTATTTAGTTCTCCCTTAAAATAATAATACATTTTAGACATATCTCCTTTATCAACTCTTTTGGGATTTTTATATTTTAAATAAAAAGGAGAATTTTGAAATAGTTTATAAAGGTCCTCATCTAATCTTTTTTCAGTTCTAACATCAATAAGATTATCTGAGAGCTGATCATCATATAAAGATGAAATTCTATCATCGATTTTCATTGGAGCCGTAAATGCTTCATAATCAATATCCCCGGTATTGTAAGAATTATTGAGGATTTTATCTTCTCTCATGGCTTAATTGTATTAAAATTTTCATATTATAAAAAAAATATCGTTTTGATACTATTTATTAAAATAGCATCGCTGCGGTTTGTACAGTTTCTTCTGGCTCCCCAGTTAAACTTAATTCCTGATTTGGATTTGGATAATTACTTATTTTAGCAGCAATTATACTTTCTCCAGATGGAAAATTATCTGGTCCATTTCCTTTAAAATTGCTGGTAGATCCTCTCTTTTGATATTTATTATTAACAGTATGAGCCATAATATATTCCATGTCTTCAATCTGACTGTTGGGATCCTCTTCGATGCGAGAATATTTTCTATCGAAGGTATACAATTTTCGTGTATTTTCCATTCCTGAAACCCTATCAGCTAAATATTTCAAATAATTTAACCCTTGAGCTTTCATTACTGGATTAGTGACAATACCAAATAAACCATCAACAGTATGCAATAAAGCTGCAGATTCAGATACATTTGAAATTGATAAGTCTGATGTATCCCAGCCCCCACGATTTGTTTGAGTAGCTGTAATAATAGCCCAGTTTTCTTCTTGAGCAATAGCACGTAAGTCTTCACTGATTTGTTTAATCTTCATGTAAAGGTTCTCAGTGTTAGGATTACGCCAGTTCTTCATAATGTTAATATAATCAACAAAAACATTTTCAAATTTGTATCCCAATATTTCTTGAGCTTTTACAAGGTAGGCACGAAGGTCGGTGGTTCCCATTGTTGAAGAAGGGAATTCTTGAATGTGGAATTTTCCAAGTGGTTTAAAAGCGGTTGATTGTAACTGATTGAGTTTTGTTCTCATCCGATCAGTATCTTTGGTAGCTTCCTTATATTCATCCATAGGAATTGAAAGCATATTACTTCCAATACGCATGGCTATAATTTCTTTTTGAAGTTCAACAGTTATGTAAGCAGTATTGAATCCATTATAAACAGAATGAGCTGCTAGGTTACCAAGCCAAGTTGACTTACCGCATTTTGGGCCAGACAAGAATACAAATAAAGCTCCTTTCCACCATCCACCATCAAGACATTTGTCAATAAATGGATAACCAGTTGGTGTTGTAGCTAATCGATCCTGCTTATGAGACATCGGATCGAAGAAGTCATTACCAATTTTAAAAGAAAAATCAATAGCTGTTTCTGTGGAAAGCATATGTCGAACTTTCTCGACAACTTCTGCTGTATTTTCAACAGTTAATGTAGAGGTTTTGAGGAATGCAACGGATTTTCTCATAACGTATTCCAGATTCTTCATTCGAATCCAGGGACCCACGTTTTCTTCAAGCCAGTCCGGAGTATAATTTAAAAGTTCAACTTTCGTATTGTAAAGAGCGATAATAACATCTTCACTTATTTTATCCGAAACACCCTTAATACGAACTAATTCCCATAGTTGTTCTTTTGATGGGGGTCCTAAATATTTAAGAGAATGATCCTTAGCTATTTCAAACAACTCTCTTATATTAGGATTTGAAAAGAATTCTTGTTTGCATACATTAAGAAATATTGGATTCCCTAAAATATAGTGAAAAAATATAGTTTCTTGATAAGCACCTATCATATTTTACTGATTATTTTTAAAAGCATCTGTTTCTTTTGGAACAATATCAAAAGAAATAATTTTATAATTCACGACTTCTTTATTTTCATTTACCTCGCCGGTTCCTCTTGGCCTTACTACAAAAAAAGTTGTAAATTTTGTCATATCATTCTTGATTAAACCCAAAAGTTTATGACCATTAGGTGTATCAAGAATTTCGAGAGTCCCTTCTATAGCGTGTGATTCGGGATTGATATGAATTTCTTTAATTTTATGCGAAACATCACCTAATTTTCCTTTGAAATCCTCAGCTTCGGGATATCCTAGTTGTCCTACCATTGGAAATCTGTGATCTAGTTCTTCAAATTGTTTTACAATGTCTTCAGCACACTCTTTGGTGTACATTCTACCATTTTCATTGACGGTATCGTAATAAATAAATTTTCCTTTTAGATTCATTTTTTCAAATTTTTTCATTGCCATGGGTGTTTTAATAAATGATATTTAGTCCATCCTTTATGCTCTATGTAGCCTAAATCCTGTAGTTTTGATAAATCATCTTCAAGATTTTCTCCAATACGACATCGAGTTTTTAGACTCACTTCATATTTAATAAAGTCTTCTTCTAATCGTGATTCTTTTTCTAAGAAGTTTACTATTTCAAAAAGAAGATCCTCATGAGTAGGTTCATCAACAATACCGAGAAGATTTTTTATCTTTATTTTCTTTTTATTGATTCCTTTCATTCTTTTGGAAGTTCATCTGGTATTTCTTCACCAATAATTTCTGTTAATTCTTCGAGATCTTCTAAGGAATTAATATCAGGTAATTGAAAAGCAGGCTTGATAATTTTTTCATCAAGTTCAACAAGAATATCATGAGTAAGAACCTTTTCGGTAAAAAGATCAAGAAGAGAAGTTTCACCTCCTAGATGTTTGCAAATAAGTTGTCTTGCAGTTGCTTTAGGCTGAGCCCAGATAAATTTATTAGGAATTTGCTCCATTTTTTCGGTTACTTTATTCTTAACAAGATCCCATCCCTGAAATGGAATACAACCTACTTTATCTTCAGTAGTAAGTTTATTATATTCCTTTTCTGTTAACATATTTCCTCTCATAATTCCACATACATCCCAAGTAACAAATTTTTCAAGGCCAACAAAAGGATTAGGTGATTTATAAAAAGGAATATGAAGTTGAACCTTAATTGGACGAGCAAATCTTTGTTTAACGGGGGTAACATAAATAGTAACCCCAACTCTTACAGGATCGATATTTTTTTTCTTTTGTTTTTCTTCTTCTTCAGCATCATCAAGTTTACCTTTTGAAAGAACAAGAATGATTGAAGCATTATATTTTACCCCACCCCCTCCGGAAATTTCTTTTGCAGTAAACATACTCATTGCATCGTAAACATGGTTATTTATAATGAAAGGAATTCCCAATTTGGCAAACTTAAGGCCATTAACCCTAAAAAGTTTTCTGATTTGCTGCTGTTTAGTCATATCTCTTTTATTTGATCCCGAAGTACTATCTTCAACTTCTTTTTCAGAAGATAAATTTCCAAGAGAATCTAAAACAACCATTGTTTTAGGAGGTTGTTCTCCCTTAGCAATCATTGCTTCAAACATTGCAGTTATTTGAGCAGCAATATGATTAAATTCTTCAACTGTGTTTACCGGTTGAAGACGGACATGAGATGTATCTACACCAAGACGAGTTATGAAATCTATATCAATAGATCCTTCCGAATCAAAATAAATAACATCATATCCTTGATTTTTTATTCCCTGCCGACAAATAGAAAGAGCTATATAAGTTTTGCCTGTTGACTCTTCCCCAGCAAGAACTAATGATCTTCGATTAGGAAGACCTCCAAATATTGAACCTGAAAGACAAGCATTTAAAATATAGGATCCTGTACCAATCCATTCATCTATTTTTGCAATGGGGTTAATTTCGATCATTTCCCCATCTGGAGCAATCTTATTCAACATATCATTAAGTGTTGAAAATGAAGCTTGTCCAGTAATTTTTTTCTTACCCATAAAATTATTTATTTATTAATTTTATGGTAAAAATTGTTAAAAGTTTTACATTAAAACTGATAGAAGTCGTTAATTATTCTATAATCCAAATTCTCCTCCACCCTCTTCTTCGGCTGGTTTTTCTTCGGCCGGCTTTTCTTCTTCTGTAGGAGTTTCTTTTACTTCTTCAATTTCGTCAAGAATAGGTTTTAGTCTCCAGAAAATTCTTTGTTCAGCTTTATCTTTTAAGATAAATCCAGCCCAATCAATTTCTTTTTTATCGGGATCCAGAGCATCAGAAGAAATAGGCTCTGGCGGATTTACTATAAAATAATAAACTCTCTTATAAACTTTACCGGATTTATCTTTATAATCAATATTTCTTGGTTCTGTATCTTTAACATCTTTGGGATCAATACTTAGTCCTATCTCTTCTCTAGTTTCACGTATAGCTGCAGTTAAAAGATCTTCTCCTTTTTCTACTTCCCCTTTTGGAATGCTATAAGTTCCATACCATTTTGAACCGGTTGGATGACCAAGAAGAATACTACCGTTTTGAATTATAGCTAATCCTGCGGATAATTTAATAGGATCATTAATTTCTTGTTCAAAGATACTTTCTCTAATTACTTTCATATTTTTTATAATTTTTTATACCAGTATTTCATCTTATTTATCGCATCTTCTAAAGAATCATATGGTATTTCATCTGTCTGAGAATTAGGAAACAATCTGGAGATTTCATATCCTGCTGCCCAATTTGCTCCTCCGTTATCTGGATCTGGTTCTGGAACATAAGCTAGATAATAAAAATATGTTGTTGCTCCATCTGTTCTTTCAATTCCTATCTCAATAAAAAGCTTTTGATTAAGCTCTTTAATTCTCATATAGGGATTATCTTCATACTCAAGAATATCCGGACCCCACCATTCAACAGCCATTTCTTCAATAGCTTTTCTTAATTGCTTATAAGCTATTTTCATTTTTCTTCCTTGAACATCACCAAGTTCCATAGCATCTATAGGTTCTATTCCTCTCTCGAAGTTTACAGATTCCTTTAGCTTTGTTTCAGCATAATCTTTTAATCTTTCTTTTGTACTTTCATCTGTATTTGGCCATAAATCCTGGAGGGCATCTTCAACTTCTTTTATTCTTGGCTTTTCTTTGTCTATCCAATCCCCGAAAATAGAAGATGAACTAGTAGTTAAATGACCCCTTTTAACACAAAATTCAATATATTTTCTATATCCTTTAGAAGTTCCGGGAGTCATAGCATGATCAATCCATCTTTGATATTTTTTTATATCATCCTCATCAGCCCATGTTTTATGACCAATTAATTCCTTAGCCGATGGAATCTTATAAATTCCAATATTCATAGAATCTTTAGGATCCATTCCTCTTTCGAAATTTACGGATTCATTGGCTTTTAAAGGAGGAATAAGTTTAGCTGTCCAATCCTATTTATTAAGAAAGATTCTTGTTTTTAACATTGCTTTTTCTAGAGTTCCAGCAGGATTTTGATCCTCAATATTGTCGGTTTTAATATTAGAATATCCTGCCCAATAATGTTCTCTTTCTTTGTCATAATAAATCCAATATTTATAAGGATGAACAAGATTTGGTTGTTTGCCATTAAATTCCACTAAAATACCTTCTTCTTTCAGTTGTGTTTGAATTGTCTTTAAATCAAGATTATAGTCTCGGCAAATTATTCGAACTCCTTGTTCCATTCGATCTCTAATTCGAAGAAATTTATTGCCAATATCCATAGCAGTTTTAGGATCTTCGCCTCTTATAAAATGTGCTCTCATATATTTTCAATCCATCCTTTTAGTTTAGAAACAGCCGGGTCTAAATTCCTATAGGTACTCATGTCCGATGCCCCCCTTGCAACTTTAGCCCATTTGGCAACAAATTTTTGGGGTACCTCCTCATTTAAAGGATTTCCTACCCAATTCAAAGAAAAATAATATTCTTTATATTCTAAGTTCACATCAATTGCATCTGTTTCCCATTGCCCTCTATTTGCAAATCCCTGATTTATTTCTCGATATTCTATTTCAAATTTTGGTTTAAAATATGTTTGTATTGAGTTTTCTATAAGCTTTTCGAATTCCTTTACAAGAATATCTGCAATACGTTTTAGTTTTCTTCCTCTAACATCTCCGAGATTCATTGCATCCATAGGGTCTTCCCCTCTTATAAAATGTGCTCTCATATTATATTAGAATTTTTTTCGTAAAATTCTATTTGTTTAATAAGTGTGTCAATAGTTTCAAATGCTAAATGATCTTCTCGCCCCCTACTAGAAATAAGAGTCATTTCATATCTTGGAGCAAAATATGTTACTTCTAAGGTATAAGTGTTCATATGTTTTGTTCTAAAATTTACTTTATAAAAAGAAATATCATCCCTGGTTGTTATATTTTGAGTTTTTCGAGAAAATCTAGAAGATAATTCTTTAGCTGCATTATAGATTTCATCTCTTCTTATACTAAATTCTGCTTTTTTTCTCTTACACTCTCTTCCTCCTACATCACCAATCCCCATAGCATCTTTAGGATCTTGTCCTCTTTCAAAGTTAATATTTTCAAATACTTTCGAAGCTCTCATTATTTTTTTTGATTTAACCAATTTTCTAATCTATAAGTAGAATCGTCTATTGTTTCATCTAAAGATTCTTCGACATCATTTAATTCTTCTACTCCCTTGTTATTATAATCAACATCTTTATACCCAGAATAGAAACGATCTTTCATTGTATCATATCCCATATACCAAAAGTAACCCCGGTAATAAAACCCGCATTCAATATATGGACCTTATTGTCCTGTACGATCCTCTATTGGAAACCTTCCATTCAAATTTATGGTTAAATCCTTTAAAGCAGCAATAATCGGTCTTTTCCAAGCAAGAGATTTTCTTTGTTCGGCTCTCCCTATATCTAAAGAATCTAATGGATTTTCATTATGTCTTATAAATTGAGCTCTCATATTCCTTCTTTGATCCATTTTTTTATCTGTTCTAAACAATCCTCAAGTTTCCCAAGAGTAGAAGGACTCGAACCTTCACGTCTTTCCCAAATCCAATTTCCATCTCCTAAATTATATCCACACAAAAACATTTTAAATCCTCTATTTCCCTCTGAATATCCTATAATATATTCGCATTCTTTCTTTTTCATTGTTTCCATAAAGTTCAATCCTACATTTTCTATATTTGATTTTTCATCTTTGTAATAAAAATCCCTTATCTCTCTAGGATTAAATTTATTTTTTTTCATAAAGGGAATGATAACATCGTTTTTTAATTCTGAAAAGTATTTTCTCATTTTTCTCTCTTCTACTCGACCTATATCTAGAGTATCCAAAGGATTTTCATTATGTCTTATAAATTGAGCTCTCATTGGCATTTTTTGTTTTTGCTGTCTTTAGAGTTTTTTTTCGAATTTGCAGTTATATAACTCTTGATCCTCGATTTTAATATTTTAGTAATATTTTGAATACTATTATCATCTGTCCATTTATTTGATTGCCATTCTAAAGTTCCCGATGTCTCATCATCATATCTATACCATTGAAGAAAATGTTTATATTTTCCAGCTGGATCATCCGCTAAGTCAAAATGCATTTCAAAAATATATTTTCCTTTTTTAAATATTATTTTTGGATCCAATACATTTTTCATATTATTTTTAACTTCCTTATATTCTAAAAAAATAAATCCCGGAAAAGATTCAACAGTAGTTTTGATTAATTTTATTTTTCTACCCTCAATATCGCCAAGATTTAAAGTATCTAAAGGATTTTCATTATGTCTTACAAATTGAGCTCTCACAAGAAGATTTTATTTATTTATTCAATAAAAAAAGGGAGTGTTATTCCCTTTCGCCAATTCCATAATCAATTGCTATTTTTTCATCTCCAATATTAGTAGCTTTATTTTGCATAATCTGACAGACCTCATAGAGATTTATCGGTCTCCATCCCCCTCCTGGAAATTGATGTATTTCTGAATTATCTATACCTACATCAAAGGCAAGGCCAGGAAGCTTGTATCGACCATGTACGTGACCGTATAAGTGCCATGCACCGTGAGGTTTTCTATTCCATGATGCAAGGGGATAATGGGATAATACAATGTGTATATTTAAACCAAATTGGGAAAATGTAAAATCTTTTATTTGGGTAATTTGAGCAAACTGAGGTAAACCTGCAGCACTTTTATCATGGTTACCCAATATCATGAATTTTTCTCCATTAAGTCTATTGATGAATTTTTCGGTAGTAACCCTATTTGCAAAGGAAAGATCCCCAAGAATATAAACTGTATGTTTTCTCTGAATCCATTTATTCCAAACTTCTTTAATAAGCCATTCTTCATGAGCAATATCAATCATTTCCTTATACCACTTATTATTCATATTTCTTTGATCCTCCGGAATTCCAGCAAGATCCTGAGATGATAAGTATACGGGGCGATTACAGATACTCACTATTTTTGGATGTGCATAATGTAAATCTGCAGTAAACCAGATGGTTTCCATAACCCTCTGTGCTTCTGGTGTTATTAATGATAAAATTTTAGAGGTTGAATGATCCATTTTTAAATGCATGTATTATTTCAATATGTCCGATAATGTTTTTATTAAATTCATTTAGATCCTCGGCCGGAATCCAATATTCAGTATGTATATCAGCACCAACTTTCTGGACAGAATATTTTTTCAAAAAATTTTCATTAACTTTAAATCGAAGAGTATAACCAGCACCATAAGCATTTACATTCCAGCATAATGTTATATGATCCGCATATTCTCTATTTGTAATGGGATAAAAAAAGGGTTGTTCTGGCAGTCTTGGGGGAAAAGCCTCCCACCTTAATGCTGCGATTAAATCCAATTCCGCTTTATTAACGGGTCTATATAATATTTTTGTCTTCAGTTGATTAATCGTGGATAAAATGATTCATTGGCAGTAGATTCTGCATAATCCTCTTGCGAGTATTCTTGTTCGGATCTATAAGGTATTTCATCCTTTGGTTCTGATAAAGTTTCTGGTTCTTCTACTTTTGGAGCAAGATCTTTTAGTCTGCTTATGATTGTTTGTTTTTCTCCTCTGAATTCATTATAATCCTTTATTGTAAAAACACAATCGTGAAATTCTTCTTTATCAATAAATGGAGGATAAGGTCCCTTTAAAGTAAAAGTATTATCCTCTTCATCTACAAATTTCGTAATATTAAAATCACCCCATTGAGTATCTCCGACTCGTCTTGTAAATATCAATTTAATTTTTCTACGTATTTTATCTCCTTTATTTCCAAAAAAATCTGATTTTTCAGCTGACCTAGCTTGTTCTTCTGCCCAACCTTCTTTTTTCTTAGCATAGTCATAATCCTTCTTAGAAAATAATTGATCTTTATATTCTAAAATAAGCCCTTTTTCTAAAAGTATAGATTGTATCTTTTGAAAGAATTCCTCATCCTTTTCTTTTCTTTGTATCTTATTAGCATTCCAAAACCATATAGAATAACTTTTGACCCTTTCATTATCCCAATCCATATATCGGATATCCTGATCTCTAAATTGACCAAATTGCCACTTCCAAGCTTTATCTGGATCCTTAGCTTTTCTAGTTATTTCTTTTAAAGGAGCAGAGTTAACTTCAAAATCAGTATTGCCTAAGTATTCTTCAGCTTTTTTCTTTGCTTCTTCTAAATCTGTACTTAAAACCTTAACAAGATTATCAAATGGATAATTACCTGAAGCATATCCTCTAAGGCCTTTAACTCTCAGAACATACATTTTCTCCTTTGCTCCAGGAGTTATATAATATCTTTTGTTGATAATTCCAGCCATAAAGTAATAGATTATTTTATCTATTTATTTAAGACAAATATACAAATAAAATCCTAATCTATTATAAAATATGGAATTTTTATCGGTTATCACCAGATCCGTGTTGAACATTTCTGTTTAATCTATCCCTAATTTTTTCTAAATTAAGAATAGCAATTTCATCTAAGGTACATTCTAAATTGCCAGCCATTTTTGCAATATACCACATAATATCGCCTAATTCTTTTTTTAAGAGATTTTTTCTTCCTTCGGTTAATATACCGTCGTCATCTCTCCACATTTTTTTAACATGATCAGCTACTTCTCCTGCTTCTCCTGTTATTCCTAAAGCACAATAGGTAACATCATCTCCTTCATAAAATGCTGTTTTTTCTGCTGCTTCTTGATACTCGTTTAGCGTCATAATTTAATAATATTCTGATTCAAGATTATATGTATAATTATCTAAAGTTGTTTTTTGAATAATATAGCAACCATAAATAACCTCAGAAGCATTTGATAAATTTTGAAGTTGCTCAATTATTTCTTCTTTTCGTTCTTTTACAGCTTGTTCCATTGCTAACAATGCAATGCTATTCCAACTTTGGCAATTATCTTTTGCAGCTTGTTTAGAAATTTCTTCTAATATTTCTTCTAATTTTCTCATTTTTAAAATAAGCTTTTTGCGTAAATAAGATTTCCTGGAACTGGACTATAGCCAAGAGCTTCAATAAATCTATTGAATGGTTCTACTATAGTTTTTTCAAATTGCAAATCATAATTTATTTCCGGAGCAAATTCATGTGGAAAATTGCCTGGCAAAAATCCAAATACCTCATCATCGGATTTACAATAATAAAACTTAATTTTATCTCCAGTTTTTATTAAATTGTATTTTCCTTTCCATTTTGAATTCTGAAGTTTGTGATTATAGACTGCTCCAGATCTAATGTTTATAGGACATTTTTCAGCAAGTGTTATTTGCTTTTTGTCTTCCAAACAATATTTTTCGTATTCCCCAATTCCCATTCCTTTACAAATATCATCGGGTTTTTGTAATATGAATTGCTGTTTATATTCTTTAAGTTTTTTCACAGCATCACTATAATTTAATCCTTTTCCTTTTTCAAAAATATATTTTGTTAAATCCTTAAGAACTTTACGAGCAAATTTCGGAGTTGAACTTTGAACAATTTCTACTCCAGTTGAAGATATTTTTTCTTGTGGTTTAAATTCTACCCCAGGATCTTTCCAAGCCAGATCAAGAACATATTTCTTTTTAGCCATCATTAAAGCATTATAAGAAATCTTTTCAAGTTCAAGATTTTGTAAATTTACTGTATTAAATTTTTTAGCATATTCCCCAAATCTTTCTTTAAAATAGCCATTTAGGCGAAGCTTTTTAATTTGGAGAATAAATTCAACAGGATTGCCATTCCAGTCACATGATTTAAGAACTGGTTCAAAAGTAACATAAGTAGAATCAGTATCATTGTAAATAACTAAGCTCTTATTAGTAATTTGTTGAACTTTTGTTAATCCCAATTCCTTATGGAGTTGAGTATCCTTATGCCATATATTAAGAAAATAATCATCCAAAATATTATTTGTATAGTGTATAATATCTTGTCCTTGAAGAGTTACAGCTTCTGCAACATAAATGTTATATCCAACAAAATAAGGAGAAGCACAAGCTCCATAAATGCTATTTATAAATATCTTTATTGAATGCTGCAATCCGTTATATTCATCTACAATTGATCTTAATTTTTGGATTTCTTTTTTAAGTTCTTCTGTAGTACAATTGGTAGGATCAATCTTTGATAATTTGAATTCATATGCCATACAAGATTTATTATTTGTATGTTTTGAGAAATGGATAGTTTTAATTTTCACAAACCATTAACGAGCTATTAATTAATGACTTTATAAACTGATTTCCACATTTGTTTAATAGAAAGTCTGGATTCTTTAAGTTTACGAGTTACCCATGCAAACCAAATAAAAGCTTCAATTCTTCTAAATATTTTCACTTATTTAAACTTTATATTTAAAAAATTAGGGGCTCAACACCCCTAATTCAAAAATAAAATAATTTATCTACTTTAAAAATCCGTGATGGATTCGTCATATTTTTCGTCTTTTACAACCATCGAAGTAACGGTTATGGTTTGACTATCTTTTGATTTATAAATAATTTTTTCATCAGATAAATCAACATCATAATTTTCTAAGTCGATCTTTTCAAATTGTAACTTATAAATTGATATACCTGCTTCTGCTTCACCTGAATCCCCTAAAGCAAATTCAAAGGTTTTTCCTCTAACATTTAATTTATTTCCCTTAGTTTTAAAATCTAGAAATTTATATTCATTATCCAAAGCACAAAGAGAATTAATCTTTTCTATTTTGAGACTAGGAAGTTCAAATGAAACTTCTGGAGCAATTTGAGCAATATTATTGAGAAAAAGATTATCCGAAATATATTTAAAAATGTGAAGAGGAGTACAATTGAGATTCATTTTAAGGGTAGGATTTTTAAGAAGAATGCTTGTTCCAACAAATCCTGCATCTTCTCCAATAACCTCATCATATTTAAATCCTAAATAAAATTCTTCGGAAACAAAATGTTCAAGGGATTTCATAAGCCTCGGAATATGATAAATACCTACTTTTATTCGGGTTTTAAGCGAGGGCTTACTGGTAATCTCAAGACCAGCATCTTCAAAAGATATTCTGGAAAACTTAACTACACTTTTTTCAGGATTATTGGATTTGGCTAAAAATTCTTGAGCTGTTTCATCAATCTCCAAGAGGAGAGAATTGTCAATAGAAGAAAATCTTTTTAACCATGAAGTAAAAGGTCGAATATTCTTCGCCTTGAACTCTAATACTTTTGCCATAGTAATTTTATTTGTAATTATTATATTTTGTATGTTTTATGATGATAGGATAAAGAAGTTTTAATTATTATCCCTTAAATTTTAATTCTGTATGATCTATTCTATAAACTCCGGAATTAAACCATTTTATCATCATACTTTCAAAATTATCTTCAAACCATTCTTCAGTCATTTCATAAAACCATATTTTAGCTTTTGCTGGATCTAATAACCGATCAATTATTTTATTAAAAACCTCCGGATTATCCCAAAATGTTGCTTCTTCTTTGTTAAACATATTGGTAGGTTTATTCTGCATATTGTTTAGGGAGAATGGAATTCCTCTAAATTTCCAGTCTCCAATAAGTCCTTCCCCGTGAAAATATATTGAATCTGCTCTTTGAGATTCATTTTTGGTAGAATAATAAAGATGGGTCCAATAAGTATACTTATTTTTGAATGAATCTACAACATAGCAGAAATAGGTAAAGAGAATCTTGCCATCATGATCCTCCCTCCATTTTCTATGGAGAATACCTATGCTCATTGCTGTTTTAGGATCCTGACCTCTTTCGAAGTTTAGAACTTCATTAACCTCTTTGGCTTTCATAAAGAAATTCTTCTAATGTTACTGGAGAATAATGCTCATTTACAGATTCATTATTCACATAACTTAATAAAAATTCTCGAACAATTTGTTTATAGACAGTTGATTCAAAACCAGGATTCCAATCCTCCCGATGTTCTTCTTCAAGAAATTTTGAAAAATCTACAATTATTTTATCTTCAGATTCAGGATCATCCAAATCAAATTCCGGCAAATTAGTAAATTTATTAACAAAGAATCCTTTCTCTGGAAGATATTGATTAAAGAAAAACTCAGAAGCTTTTTCATAATCCCCTTCTGGAATTTTAATACTTTCGCTAATAACTTCTATTTGTGTTGTCTTAAGTTCCTTTGCAACTAATATAGGATTGATTCCATGAGTTTCAGCATTTTTAATAGCGTCCTCATTTTCTGGATCATTAAGAATAGCATCAATTTCATGTTCTGCATATCCTTGACCCTCAAACCATCTCCATATAATATTTAAATAAATATCTAATTTTTGACCAAAAGCTTCATTGACTTTTTTCTTACCTTTCTTTTGAGGAAGACCTTTATGTTTAGTTTTAGCAAATTTTTCTAGTTCCCCTTTGGACATTTTAACCATTTTAGCAGAAGCAGTTCCTGCTTTAGGTTTTTTACCTTCTTTTTTAGCTTTTAAAGCTATGGCAGAGGCAATTTGTTGATTTCGGCTGGTTGATGGCATGACGAATAATTTTATTTATTTATTCGACCTCCTCTTCAAGATCTTCAACTTTTTCTCCTCCTTTATCAAAAGGATCTTCTCCATCCCATATAAGGACTCCATTTACCTCTGTTAAATCTTCTGAATCAAATAGATCAACAGTATTCTTTTTAGAGGAAATTCCTCGAACAAGGGTGGGATCCTTTGCTTTATCAAATGCAATTTTGACTTTAATAAGATCTTTTTCCTTAGCCTTAAGATCCCTTTCAAGTTCTTTTATTTTTTCTTTTGTAGCAATAAGTTCATCCTTAGTAAATTTCTTAGAGGTAAGTCCTTCGAGACGGCTTTTAATTTCTGGTTGATATGGTTTTAAAAACTGATCCAATTCATCAACTGTTCTCTTTTTAAGAAGAATAAAGTTTATAAATTCTTCTTTAGCCCGATTAAAAATTAATTCTGCTGATAACCAATTCCTTTCATATTCTATATTTTTCCAAAGAAGTCTTTTTACCTGCCATTTATAATCATCAAGATATTGTTCAATATTTTCATAAACTAGAACCTGTCCGTCTTTAACAAAAACCGGGGATTCCGTAACTATAATCGAAAAAGCTTTTTCAACATATTCCTGAATTTCTTTCCATTCTTTGGCATTTTTTCCTGTATAGATTATATCAATATTAACTTTTTTCTTAGAATTGTTTAATATTTTTATAAGTCCCTCATATCGGTTAAAGAGATAATCAAGGCGTTTAAGGACAGAAGTATAGTTAAGAATTGGAGGTAGTTCCCTAATTTCTAATCTTTTCTCATTTACATCTATTTTAGAAGAGAGCATCCAGGAATTTTCTAAACCTTTATGCTTATGAATAGTTCCTTTAAAGTCATGAAAATGAGGGGGAACTTTATCTCTCTTACCTTCGAGATATTCTTTTATATCAGAGAGCTTACGAGGTAAAATAGTGGTTTTATATCCTACTGCAATACCTACAATAGAAGTAGTTAAGCCAAGGGGAACATCTAGCCAAAATGGATCATAGGGTCCATCAATTTTTCTTGTGGTTAAATATTTGTATTTTTTAAGGATTTCTGCTGTTTCTTTTGAAAGCTTTACTGAAGTATATCTAGCAGCAGCTGGATCTGGGCAAACTTCACTTCCAAAGAATCCATATCCTTCAAGTATTTGAAGAGAAGATCCAAATGGTCTTGCAAGTTTAGAAATAGCTTTTCCCAAACTTAAATCCCCATGATGATAACCATCTTTAATACTATCTCCGACAACAGATAGAGTTTTTGTTGATCCCTGGGGACAGTTCATAAGAATATATCTTTGAACCGGGGTTAAAGCATCATAAAATGAAGGGATGCCCCGGGATTCAAGAACATAAACAGAATAATCCCTAAATTTAGTATCTATAAATTTAGAAATAGGGAGTCTAACTATTTTGGTCTTCACCATTTCTTTTTAAATCTTCAAGTTTCTGAGAAATTTCTCTACAGTCATCATTTAAAATATTCCAGTAAAGAGCTCCACCCATTTGATCCCTAAGACTATAAGCTTCTTTTAAATTTTTTTCTCCTTGTTCAATTGTTTTAAAATCCCCAAATCTTTCTAAATAATTCATAGATATATTATTAGTAGTACAAATATACTAATAATTTCTCAAATAGAAAAATTATTCATGAACAATATACGGATATCTTACAGAATAAGTTTGTTCGTAAGCGCATTTTGTACATTTATGAGGATATTGAGGGGGATTACTTAAAAGGGTAATTCCTGTTGGACGCATCCATCCTTGTCCACATACGGGACAACGTTCATCGACTTGAGATGTTTCCACTTTTCTAACTTCAGTCATATTTTTTAGTTTTTATTTAATAGATTATTATTTTTACAATATTCTAAGCAGTCATCGGTACTCCCTTCTATCCAATCTTTAGCTCCTTCTTCTAAATGTTTATCAACTTCACAAAGAGGACAATATGGATTTTCGTTTTCATCTAATCCCATAATTCCTATACCTGCATCCTTTATTGAAGCTGCAGCAATAGCAAGATTAGCTGCCATTAGTGGGTCATAAGTAGTTAATTCCTTATTAATTTCCTTTTTAAGTCTATCGGCTAATTCTTCCCCGCTTTTAGAAATTAAATGAGACATTCCTTTTTGATTAATAGCTTCTTTTAATTGATCCCAGTGAGTTTGACAGATTTTCATTTATAAGTTTGTTAAATTCAAGGCTGTAAAATATCCATCAGCCCATTGAAGACGAGATCTAAAAGATTCATGATTGAATTCTTTAATCAACTTTCCTTTTCCATCCAAGACTTTTGAATGAAATCCTTTAAAATCCTGTTCATTTACTTCTGCAGTATCAAAAGTAAGATCCGCAGGAAACCCATTTTCTTTTTTGAAACAAAGCATATTAAAAATTATTTGGATTTTCTTTTTGGAGTTCCGTGGATCTCCATTGCGCAAACAGCTAAAGCTGCTATTTTTCTTATAGAAGCTGTAGCTTTCTTGGGTTCCAATGCATATACTGCATGTTTAGCTTCACCTAAATGAAACTCAATATAATTAAGCCATTCAGCAATACTTTTTCTTTCATCAAAAATATCAGGTTTGTGATTTCGAGTTTCAAGTTCATTACTCCAAAGACTATCCTGATAATCTCTTTCACCATCAATGAGATGGTAAACTTCTTTTCTTTCCATTTTCCGATTCTTTAAATTCGTCATTTTCTAACATTACTGATCCATTTTTAACAGCGGGATAAAAAGTAATGGTTACCCTATGCTGTTTAAATTTTTTCATTAATCTTTCAGCTAAATTTTGAGCTCTCCTTCTAATTTCGGCTTCACTGTAAGGATATCTAGGATAGTTGATAAAACCAATAATTAAGCCAGGTTCTTCTCCGTGAACATATGCAAAGTGAGTAGGGGAAATTGTCACACATTGTCCTATTTCTACACAATATTTTTGAATTTCTTCACAGAGTTCTTGGGATGTAAAAATATTATCTGTATATCCTTCTCTTAAGCCTAGCCAAATTTTAGCTTCATAATTATCTACAATTTTCATTTAGAAATTTTTATACCATATTTTTTTTCTGCCTCTGAAATTTCAAGAACTTCATCAAAAGAATTTCCCAAATCTTTTTGTTTATAAAATTCTCCACTCCATTTCCAAAATACCCATTTACGATATAAAGAATGATAAAAAATTCTAACGGAATCCTTATGAACATCTGGATGTTTTACAAATCTTATCCAATGGATTTTTAAAGGAGTTTTAAATCTAAAACTAACATCTATTGAAAAACGCTTATTTACATCTTCAAAAGATATTTTTCCATCTTCATTCGTTGGTTGCCAATTTTTATTATATTTCATGATTTATAAATTTCAGCCCATTCATCAAGCATCCTGGGATAGCTTTTTCCCGGACCATATGGAACATTTTCTACAACAACTATCTTTCTTCCATAAGCAAAAGCAACACCCATGTCAAAATGAGTTCCCTGGGAATCTGGATTATAAAAGATATGAACTTCATCGCATATAGCTATAGCTCGTGCATTCTGGGAACAAATATTATATCCAGTATCATCTTGCTTTGTATCTCTATGAGGAAGATGAACTTCATTTCCCTCGCTTTCAAGTTTAGTTACATAATCTTCAAGTTTCTTTTTGTACTCCTCGGGAGCTCCCCTAACAGTACAGATAATAAAAATCTTTTTCATCGTATTTGTTTTTCTAAATGGTATTTTATAAGAAATTCAGATAATTTTTTTTCATCACAATGAATAAAAAGAAAATAACTCGGCTCTCCTTTCATCGTAGCAAATCCTATTTCCAATTGATATTCTCCGGAAAGAGCTATTCCTTCTCCTTTAAATCCTTTTCGATGAATAAAAACAAAATGGCAATCATCGTCCAGTTTTTTTAAAATCTCTTCAAAGGACATTTCTATTTTTTGTCGTGCCCAAGATTTTCTAGCATCTAAAACATCCACATGCCAATTAAAAGAAAGATCACGAGCATCTTTAAGAATTTCTTTCTTTTGTTCAAGAGTTAATTCCTGAGTATTATAAAACTCATCGGGTTCGTAATTATCATCCATTAACAATTTCATTTTTTAAATCTTTTTTATACCAATTTGGA